CACCAACCCGACCGGACCGAACCCGACGAGCTCGGTGGACCTGTACCGCACCGACAACACCACCGGCGACCCGGAGATGCGCATACAGACCGGGCTCGCCCCAGGGTCGAGCGTCACCGACGCGACCCCCGCGTCCGGGCACGAGTACCGCTACCGCGCGCTGGCCTACTCGGCGGCCGGCGGCATCGCCAGCAGCAACTGACCGCCAACCCGAAAGGCCATCCAGTGGATGACGTGTGCGCAACGTGCCACCGCCCGCCCGAAATCGACGGTGTCCGTCACCCAGTGATCCACCACTGGGACACCACATATCACCTCGCGTGCATGCCGCCTGATCTGGAGGCCGCGCACCGCGCGCAGCACGGCGACCAGATCGACGCCGCCAAGGCCGCCCTACCGAAGGAGATCTGACCGATGGCTGCACTCGACCAGGTGATCGGCAATGCGCTGAACGACGCGCTGTTCCCCAACGCCGCATCCGGCACCGTCACGATCGGCGCGGTCACACTGACGCTGCCGTTCCAGGTCCGGTTCCAATCCACGCGTGGCGTGGCGGGCACCAACGGCACCAACATCACCGGCACCGCCACCACCGGCCTCAACGGCAAGGTCGCCACCGCGTCCGCATCGGTCGCGAACGTGCCGACGAAAACCAACGACAGCGTCATCTCCATCACCACAACCGCGTCGGGCACCTGGAACGGCATCGAGATCTGGGACGCCACCGGCACCCCGAAACGCGTGATCTTCGCGCCGACCACCGACCTCGGCAAGACGTTCGTGTCCGGCGACATCCTCAGCATCCCGATCAACCAACTCAGCGCAACGAGCACCTGACCACCTACTCGCAAGGGGCACCGAGAAGGGGGCAGGCGTGAGCATCGCAGCGCATTCCGCGGCTGGTGACTTCACCACCTCGATCAGCACTGGGTCTGCGTCGGCCGTCTTGAACAAGCCGGCCAACGTCGCCGACGGCGACCTGCTCGTCGCGTTCATCTACAACCAGACCTCCGGTGGAACCGTCACCCCGCCGGCCGGGTGGGCGCTGCTGTCGGCGGACTTCTCCTCACCCCGCACATGCGGCTGGTACTACAAGCCGATCCCGTCCGCAGCGGCCGAGACAGCGACCAGCTACACGTTCACCTTCTCCGTCAGCGCCCGCAACGTGAACGTCCTGTTCCGCGTCACCGGCGCCGACCTCACCAACCCCGTCGACGTCGTGTCGTCAACCCAGGCGACCTACAGCAGCGCGTCCGCGACCGCCGCGTCGATCACCACCACCCGCGACGGCTCGCTGGTGCTGTGCGGCACGTTCATCAACGACTCGACCGCGCAGACCGGGACGTTCACGCAACCGTCCGGCTACACCGACATCTACCAGGGCCAAACCCCGTCCGGGTCCACGTCGGCAATCGACGTGTCCGCGATCGTGGCGACCACCGCCGGCGCGTCCGGCACCGCCACCGTCACCCGCTCCTACACGCCCGTCAACGGGCACGCGTGGCTCGTCGCGATCGCCGCGCTGCCCGTGCGAACAGCCTCCGTCCCGGTCGCGATCAGCGTCGACGTGTCGCTGGTCATCCCCGGCGCGAAGACAGCCACCATCCCCGTGGCCGTCGCGGTCACGGCCGCCGTCACCCCCGCTACCCCCGTGCAGGCGTGGCTGCGCGACACCGTGCCGATGGCCGCGCACCGAGGCGGGTCAGCCGACTGGCCCGAAGAGACGCTCTACGCCTACGGCCAAGCCGCAGCATGGTCACCGAGGCTCGCGCTGGAGATTTCCGTCTGGCAAAGCTCCGACGGCGTGTGGGTGTGCTCCCACGACCAGACCACCGCCCGCGTGTTCGGCACCAGCTACGACATCCCGACCACCCCGTGGTCGACGCTGTCCACGCTGCGAACCACCGTCGGGAACCAGCCCATCGCGCGGCTCGACGCGGTCCTCGCCGCCTACGCGAGCGGCAACCGGGTTCTGTTCATCGACAACAAAGGCAACCAGAACCCCACGGCTCTCTACGTGCTGCTCGACTCCTACGGCGGCAACACCCGCTTCGTGATCAAGTCGTTCCAGTCGGGGACGTCGATCGGCGCGGCGGCGCACGCCCGCGGGTACACCACGTGGGGCTACTACTACGAGGCCGACGTGCCCAGCCTCCCCTCCACGCAGGCGTCGTGGGATCTGCTCGGCATGGACTACACCGCATCCGGCGCGGCCTGGGCGTCGGTGCTGTCCTACGGCAAGCCGGTGCTCGGGCACATCATCCCCGACGCTGCAGGGAAGACGACCGCGCTCGGCAAGGGCGCCAACGGGCTCATGGTGTCCGGGGTGCTGGAAGCCGTGCCGCAGGTCGGTGCCGGCGCGATGATCCCCGTAGTTGTCGGCGTCACCGTCGGCGTCACTCCCAGCCGCACAGCAACAGCGTCCGTTCCGGTCAGCGTTCGGACGGTCGTCGTCGTGGCTGGGACCGGCGGAACGACCCTCGTCCGCGACATCACGATCACGCCAGGCCCCGCGCTGACCCGATACGCGGCCGGCCCGGCCACCACCTAGGGAAGGCGGCCGGCCGTGGCGCTGTCCATCAGCCAGGTCTACTGGTATTTCGCCGTCGCGGCGGACTTCGACATTTCCGCTGACGTCGTGAAGTTCGCGCTCGACGGAAACACCCTCGCCACCGGCGGTGGCGTACCCGGCACCTACGTCGCGCCGGGCGCGCTGCCCCCGAGCGCAGCGGCACGGCACACAGCCGGGCTGTACTGGTTCCGGGTGCAGGCCGGCCCCAACTGGCCGACCGGGCTGTCGCTGCCGCTCGTGACCGGCGACAACACCGTCTACGCTCGCGTCACCGACAACCCCGAAGCCCCGGTGATCCACTACGCCCTGACCACCACGGACTAGGCCGATGGCTGAGTCCCCGCAGGACGAGTACGGGCGCGGCGTCGAAGCCGGCGGCATCCTCGAACGGCTCAAGGGCCACGACGAGCACTTCAACAAGATCAACGGTCACCTGGCGGACCTCGCCACGGAGATGCACGAGCTGACTCGCGCGGTGACATCACGAGACGCTACAGCTGCCGGCGTGAAGGAAGCCGACCAGGAACGCCGCGACCAGGTCGAGACGAAGTGGTCTCACATCGTCCGCCTCGTGGGCCTCGTCGGCTGGCTCGTCGCCGCCTGCCTCGCCGTCGCCCTGGTCCTCGTCCATTGAGCACCGACCAGCACAGAGCGGGCAGGGGTGACCAGTGTGGCTAGCCGACGCTGCTCTCGACGCGAACTCGGGAAGCTTGTGGATCGCGATAGGTGCACTGTTCACCGCGCTCGGCGGGGTGCTGGTCGCGTTGATCACGACACGGCGCGCGAAGCCGTCGAAGGCGACGCAGCGCAAACACAACCGGGCCACGTCCGAGGAAGCCATCCAGGAGTACCGCGAGAAGTTCGTCGTCCCGGAGATGGAGCGGCTCCAGTCGCGGGTGACCCGCGCAGAGAACCGGGCCGAGATGTTCCGCAAACGGTGGGACGAATGCGAGCAGCAGCGGCTGCCGCAACTGCCGAAGGCCCCCCATGACTGAGTTCCCCCCGATCCCGGAATCACTGCCGCCCGAGGATCTGGACCGTATCGGCGGCAAGCACACCGGGCCGGCCGAGCCGTTCTGGCGGGACCGGGCCGTGTGGATTGCGCTGATCATCCTCGCCGTGGTGCTCGCCGGGATCGTCGTATATCTGCAGTCAGCGTCGAAGGCGACCGACCGTGCCGTGAACGAACCGTGCAAGGTGGACGACAAACGCGCCGGATGCGTCGCCGCCGCGCAGGCGCAGGGCGTCGCGAACCAAGCCAACGGCCGGCTGAAGGCGAACAACCTCCCACCAGTGCCGACGCCCAGTTCGCAGGTGCCGGTGCCGACCGTCACGCAGACCGTGACGGTGCCGCTCGTCGGGCCGCAGGGTCCGCAAGGCCCGAAGGGCGACACCGGCCACATCGGTCCGCAGGGGTTGCCCGGCGTGCGTGGCGCCGACGGCACATCGGTCACCGGGCCAGCCGGCCCGTCGGGCTCGTCCGTCACCGGCCCTGAAGGCGCCCAAGGCCCGACCGGGCCGGCCGGCGCTGATGGGAAAGACGGCACCAACGGAACCGACGGCGCGACAGGGCCGCAGGGCGACCCCGGACCGAGCGGGCCGTCCGGACCCGCAGGCCCCGAATGCGGGCCCGGCTACACCCCCACCGCTCAGCCGCAACTCGACGGAGGCTCCGTGATCATCTGCACCTCACCACCGGCAAGCCCCTGATGGCCAGATACCCGAAAGCCATCTGGCGTGACGTCGGCGCGCCCGGGAACTTCAGCAACGGCGTGATGCAAGCCCACCTCGGTGTCGTACTGCACGTCAACGACGCTCAGTCCCGCGACCTGTACGGGTGGATCACCGGCGACAACGGAATGTCCTGCCACTTCCAGGTCGCGAAGGACGGCACCGTCTGGCAGTACATCGACACCCAGTATTCGTCGTGGTGCCAGAAAGACGGCAACGACACCTACCTGTCGATCGAGTCGCAGGGCCTCGCATCGGAGCTAGCCACTCCCGCGCAGATAGCCGCTATCGGCGGGATCCTCGCATGGGCGAAAGCCACCCACGACATCCCGCTACAGCTGGCCGAGGTCCCCGGCCAGCGCGGCTTTGGTTGGCACGGCATGGGCGCGGCGCATGGCTTCGACTGGGGCCACTCGGCGTGCCCAGGTGTCCGCCGCGACCAGCGGTCGGCGATGCTCGCCGCCGCCCACGGAACCCCACCTAACGGAGGAGACGACGACATGCCCTACACCGATTGGCCGAAGGCCGACCAGGACGCCCTCGCCAAGGACGTGGCGACAGCTGTGATCACCCGCGGTGTCAGCCCGTACAACGGCACCCTCGCCGAGATCCTGAACGACACCCGGGGCCGGGTCGTCGCCGCCGCCACCCAAACCGCGACGGTCGCGCAGCGGGTCGGCGCGCTCACCCCGGCCGGGTTCGCCGCCGCGTTGACGCCGCTGCTCGTCGCCGCTCTGCCGAACCTGAATATCCCGCAAGCCGAGCTCGAGGCCGCGCTCCGCACGGTGCTCGGCTCCGTCGACAACACCCCCTAGGAGACCGGCATGTCACCGTTCGTGCAGAGCTACGTGCTCGACCCGCTCGAGCGGGCAGGGTCGACGTTCGTGCAGCAGTTCGTGGTGCTGCTCCTCGCCACCGGCTCCGCTGGGCTCGTGTCCTACCAGCAGTGGGGGCTCGCCGCCGATGTGGCGGGGTTCGCCGCGATCCTGTCGCTGATCACCTCGATCCTCACCTTCGCCGTCCCGAAACTTCCCGTCGCAGCTGATGTGGCGTGGCGGACGATCAAGACGGGGTTGCAGTCGTTCTTCGCGGTGCTCGCCGCCGACACGATGACCCACTCCGTGGTGCACGCCGACTGGAAAGCTGCGCTCGCGGTGGCGTTGCCGACGATGATCGCTGCCCTGTTGAAGTCCCTCGCGTCGCTCGCGGCGCCGTGGTCGGAAGGCGCGTCTCTGCTCCCCACCCGCGCCGATCACGCACTGGCTGCCTGACGTGATCGATCTGCACCGGCGGGTCATCGTCGAGTTCCAGGTCGACGGGAAACGCCTCGGCCGCCACGTCCACCACGACCCGCGTTCGCGCGCGTATCAGGTGAAGCCGCGCGCGGCGCTCGCTCAGTCGGTCGTGTGGGACCGCAAGACACCCGTGCTCGACCAGGGGAACCTCGGCTCGTGCACGGGCAACGCGGCGTGCGGGGTGCTCGGCACTGACCCGTTCTGGACGTCGCTGCAGGCGGATGTGCAGGTCGGGATGACGCTGGACGAGGCCGAGGCCGTGCTGCTGTACAGCGCGGCCACGAAGCTCGATTCTTACTCCGGCACATATCCCCCGACCGACTCGGGCTCGGACGGATTGTCCGTCGCGAAGGCCGCGAAGAACGCCGGCCTGATCTCCGGGTACCAGCACGCGATGTCCCTCGACGCTGTCATCACCGCCCTACAGAGCGGGCCTGTGATCACTGGCGTGAATTGGTACGACTCGTTCGACTCCCCGGACGCGTCCGGATACGTGTCGATCACGAAGGACGCGACCGTCCGCGGTGGCCACGAGTTCGAGCTCGTCGGTGTCGACGTCGCCGACAAGACGTTCCGCGCCGTCAACTCGTGGGGCGACACCTACGGGGATGCCGGGTACTTCACGTTTGAGTACGGCGACTACGACCGGCTCCTCAGCGAAGAAGGCGACGCCACCCAGTTCGTGCCGATCACGTCCCCCGCACCGGCGCCCGTCCCGATACCCGGGAGCGCGGTTGACGCGGCGCTCGTCGCTGCGGGTGACGCATGGGAGAAGACGATCTTCTCTCACCTGACGAAGGCCGGGCGACTGCGGGGCGCGTTTGACGCGTGGAAGACCGCGAACGGCTACCGATGAGCCTGCCCGTCGTGCTGCCGACGCCGCTACAGGTGTACCGCGGCGACAGATACAGCGTTGCGGTGCAGTTCAACAAGCCCGACCTGACAGCGGTCGACCTGACCGTGTACGGCTCGACCTGGAAAGCGGAGGCTCGCACGACCCGGAAGTCGGAGACCGCGTTCGAGTTCGCGGTGGACGCCAGTGACGCGGTGACAGGGCGCCTCGTGTTGTCCCTGACCGACGTCGTCACGGCGGCGATGCCAGGCGGGTTGGGGTTCGACGTTCAGGCGACCGATACGGCGACGACGTTGCTGAGGGGCCAGATTGCGGTGAGCGGCGAATGGACACGGTAACGGTCACCCTCTCCGCTGCCGATCTCGGCGTCGGGTCGGACACCACCGAGACGGTGGTCGTCACGATGAATGGCCCGCCCGGCGCGACGGGTCCGGCCGGTCCGTCCGGTGGGGGCCCGCACGCGGCCACGCACGCTGCCGCCGGCTCCGACCCGGTCACCTTGTCGGAGTCGCAGATCACCGGACTCACGAGTGATCTGGCCGGGAAGGTAGGTACCGGCGACTCGCGGCTGTCCGATGCGCGTACGCCGACCAGCCATGCGGCCACCCACGCGGCGGCGGGGTCTGATCCGGTGACGCTGGCCGAGTCGCAGGTTACGAACCTGACGACCGATCTAGCCGGCAAGGCGTCGACGGTCCACGCGCACGCCGAGTCTGACGTGACGAGCCTGGTTGCGGATCTCGCAGGTAAGGCAACCATGGTCCACACGCATGCCGAGAGCGACGTCACGAGCCTCGTCGCCGACCTGGCGGCCAAGGTCCCGACGACGCGGCAGGTCATCGCCGGCACGGGCCTCACGGGCGGCGGCACGCTGGCCGCGGACCGGACTCTCACGGTGGCCTACGGCTCGACCGGCACCACATCTGCGGCCGGTAACGACGCGCGTCTCTCAGATGCCCGCACGCCGACCGCGCACGCATCCACGCACGCGGTGGCCGGGGGCGACCCGGTCACGCTCGTTGAGTCGCAGGTAACCGGCCTCACGGCCGATCTTGCGGCGCGGCAGCCGCTCGATTCTGACCTGACCGCGATCGCCGCCCTGGATGCGTCCACGGCGGGGTCGATCGCGTCTGACGGGGCCGGGTGGATCAAGAAAACCTACGCCCAGTTCAAGACCGCGCTCGGCCTCGTGAAAGCCGACGTTGGCCTCGGCAACGTGGACAACACGGCCGACGCATCGAAGACGTTCACCGAATCGCAGATCACTGGCTTGGTCAGCGACCTGGCCGCCAAGCAACCCCTCGATTCGGACCTGACCACCATCGCGAGCCTCACGGCCACCACTGACGGCATCATGCAGGCCAAGGCGTCCGCGTGGTCTGTCCGCACCCCGGCGCAGGTGAAGACGGATCTCGTCCTCACGAAGGGCGACGTCGGGCTCGGGAACGTCGACAACACCGCGGACTCGGCGAAGACACTGACCGAAGCCCAGATCACGAACCTCGTCGCCGACCTCGCGGCGAAAGTCCCCATCGCCTCGACGTACCTTCCCGCAGATCTCGGCTACTCGGCGTGGACGCAGGACCCGAACTCGTGCCGGGACAACTCCGCGCTCACCACCGCCGGCCGTGTACAGCTGACCAGGCTGATACGAGTGCCGGCGGGCACGATCACCAACATCGAGATGTGCGTCGTCACCATCGGCGCGACGCTCACAGCAGGACAGAACTTCGCGGCCCTGTACAGCGTGGCCACGGGAGCGTTGCTCGGCACAACCGCTGATCAGGCAGCCGCGTGGGTGGTGGCGGGCTCCAAGACGATGGCGATCAGCGGCGGCGCGATCTCATGGGGCGGCGGCGATCTGTGGGTTGCCGTGTTCTACAACGGGACGACGGGCCCGGCGTTCCTGCGGTCCCTGTCGGGCGCCAGCGCCAATGGCAAGGCCGCTGCCGCATCAGCTAGGTTCACGCGCGATTCGGTCAACACCGGCCGGACGACGACGATGCCGGGCACTCTCGGCACCCTGGCGTTAGACAATACGTTCTGCCATTGGGCGGCCCTCTCGTGATCAGCTACTTCTGACCCACCACACACACTTAAGCGCCCCACTCGGGTCCTCTCGCGAGGATCTGGGTGGGGCGCTATCAGTGTGTCCGGCCTAAGGTCAGCGCTTGATCTGCGTAGCGCCGGACGGCAACACCAGCACACGCCGCTGGATCGCACCGCCACCCGGCTTATGCACCACCATCGAATACTCCGACAGGTCCAGCTTCAGGGTGCCGCGCTTCGCCAGCACCATCTCCTCGAGCTTCTCCCGCAGGTACTTCTCGTCGCCCAGGTCGATGTTCGTGTCGACCTCGGCCTGCTTGGTTTTCCGCCAGTACAGGCGCAGCGTCACGCGTTTCGCAGCCACTGCTCAGCCCTCCCGGGTCATGCCGTAGGAGGCGGCGAACCGGTCCCACCAGACGCTCGACGGGATCTCCTGCGCCGCGACAGCGAGCCGCTTACCGGTCTCGGTCGTCACCGCGCTCACCATCGTCGACACCCACGGCCCCAACTGCCGGTACCCCTCGGCTTCGTACTCCCGTGCCTGCAGCAGGCAGTCGAGCTTGTCCGCGTCGCGTGAGCAGCGTGCTTCGAGGGTCGCCTGCGCCGTCTTCGCCGACTCATGCTCGTCGACGAGCGCCACGATATGCGAGGCCAGCTCGTCGGGGAGGCCTGCGACCTGGTCGAGGATGATCGAGTGCGGCCGGGTGGTGGTGACGTAGCCGCGCCCGACGGAGGGCACGTCACCGATCCGGGTCTCGGGCAGGTCATGGAACAGGCCGAGAGCCGCGGCACGGTCCGGGTTGCCGCCCTCCTGGACGGCCAGCGCGTACGCGATCACCCCGACCCGGAACGAATGCTCGGCGACGGACTCCGGCGTACGGACACCGCCGAGCAGCCACCCAGCGCGGGGGAGCCGCTTCAGGTAGCCGGCCTCGTAGGCGAACCCGATGATCGCGGCGTCGTCCATCAGCGGCTCCTCACGAGGTAGTCGACCTGCTCCAGCTTCCGGCGGGCCGCTTCGGGGACCATACCGTCAGCTAGGGCAGCGTCGATCGCTGTTCCGATCTTCGCGGCCGCGCCCGGGCTAGCTACCAGTCCACGCTTGACCCGGATCAAAGCCCACAACGTGTGCGCGCACAGCTCCCGGTACGGCGCGTTGACGATGCCCTCGGTGAGCGATTCCAGCAGCGTCTCACCAGACCAGGCCTGGTCGCGGAGCATCTCCGAGTCGTTGGCCCACTGACCGCTGATCTCACCGACCCAGTACGCCCAGTAGGTGAGGTTCGCTGCGGTGCCCTGCTCGGTGGCTAGGCCTTCGTCGGCGAACCGGTGCAGCGGCTCAAGGTCGCCGGCGATCGCCGATGAGACGGCATGGGAGCGGGCGACTGGCCACTGCACGGACCAGTCGCCGAGGCTGGCTCGGCGTAGGTCTGCCCGGATCGCGTCGGTGGCCCATTCCCGGAACCCGGGGTGGCTGGCGATGAGGAACTGGGCCTGCCGGCGCAGCATCGCCCCGGCCGTCGTGGAGGCGGGGGCGCGTTCGGCGAGCTCCCGCAGTTGGGCGACGAGATGCTCACGTACGCCGGCGCCGACTGGTAGGTGTGCGCGGGTGTCGCGGAGCTGCCGTGGTGGGGTGCCGGTGATTGGCCACGCCAGCAGCTCGGTCAGCGTGCGGTCGGGGACGAGCAGCGCGAGCGGATGCAGCTCCGGGTCGGGGGTGCTGATCTCGGCGAGGATCGTGTCGGCGGTCAGCGCCGGGTCGAGGAGCCGCAGCAACTTCGGGTCGGCGCCGCTCGTCTGCAGCAGCCTCCGGAGCCGGCCCAGTTCCGCGTGCCGGACGTTGATCAGCGGGCGGCGTCCCGACTCCCATCCCTGCACCGTGGTGAGGCCCGTCGCGGCGTGCTCGGCGAGGTCCGCCTGGGTCAGCCCGGCGGCCTGCCGGACCGCCTGAAGTACCGTTCCGGCGATCCGTCCGGACAGGGCCTCACCCCCGGTGAGTGGTTTACGCCCGGATGTGGCCACCGCGTCACGTCTCCTCGACTAGAGCGGCACTTCTGGTCAGTCCCGCCCGCGCCAGCGGCTACATACCGTCGCCGGTATGACAACCTCTGTGCCCGCAAGGGTATCCCCGAGTGAGGGAACTGGTCAGTCCCGGCACGGTGACCGGGCCACGGCGACCGGCCTGCTCGTGGTCGGCGCGGCGGCCGCAGTCATGTCGTTCGCGGCCCTCGCCGGCCTCGCGGCCCTCGCCGGTGTGCGCGGCGAAGTCGGCCCGCTGCGGCTGGCGTGGCTGTTCCCGATCGCGGTGGACGCCTACGCGGCGACCGCGACCCGGGTGTGGCTGCGGTCCGGGACCAGCAAAGGCACCCGAGACTGGGCGCGGGCGAACGCGCTGGCCGCGATCGCCGCGTCGATGGCCGGCAACGCCGTCTACCACGTCGACCCGTCCTCGGCCCGGGCTTGGGTAGTCGTCGCGGTCGCGGCTGTCCCGCCGTTGATGCTCGGCGCGGTCGTGCACACGGCGGTACTGGTCAGCGCGGACCGGTCCCGGACGACGGCCCGGGCTGAGGCCCGCACGCAGTCCCGGCCGCAGGCCCGCCCCGAAGCCCGCCATGCGGTGCCAGCCAGTCCCGCCCGTCGGCTCGAGCTGGTCCCGGCCGGACGCGGCGGGGCGGAGCGGGCCATGCGGGAGCACTACGACCGGGAACGTACCGCTGGCCGGACACCCACCGGTGCCGACCTTGACCGGGTCGGGGGCACGAAGGACGGCTACGGCCGCAAGCTGATCCGCCGGTGGAACGCGGCCGAGCAGTCGGCCGCAGTGGAGGCGGGGCGATGACCAAGCCGACCCGAGGCGAGGAGCGGGCTCAGCGCCGCGACCAGCGGCAAGCCGAATTCTGGGCTGAGCGTAGGGCCGCGGCGACGACGCCGTCCGCGCAGTCGCACCTCGCCTATCAAGGCGTCCGGACACGCATCCGGAAGCTGCCCGCCAGCGAGCAGGTCGCAGCGTGGCGCCTGCTCACGGGGCTACTAGACGGGCTGGTCCCCGACCCATATTCGCATGCAAATTTCGCACGACCGTCTGCCAATTTCGAGGCCCCAACGCACACAGGCGGCGCGCGCGGACGTGACCCGCGCGCACGCGTACGCGAGGCGGCCCACCCCGAAGGAGCACGATCATGATCCAATTGGCCGCTGCCACGGCACCCGACCTGAACAGCCTGCACCTGAACGGCACCGTGTCCGCCTTGATCGGCCTGGTCGCCCTGGCCGTCGCAGGCAGCCTGTGGTTCACAGGCCACCACGCCCCACGGCTGACCGTGCTGCTGCTCATGACTGGTGCGGCCGGAATGCTCGGCACGCCGGTCGGCGCCTGGCTCCGCTCGGTCGTCGACTGGGCCAACCAGGCCGCCGCGAACGTGACGACCAGATGGACCGGCACAGCCGTAACCGGGCTGCTCGGTGGCATCGCGACGTTCGTGCTGATTGTGCGGCTGAAGGACAGCAAGGTCGACAACTGGACGCTGCTGCTCGCTGTGCTCGTCCCGGTCAGCGTCAGCACCATTCCCGGCCCGCTCGGCCACGCCGCCTACACCGCAGTCACAGCCCTCGTCGCGGTAGTTGCGTGGGGCATCAGCCAGGCCTTCGGCCTCGCATAAGGAGCTTGATCCCGATGGAAGCAGTCATTGGCATTTTGATCGTGGCCGCGGCCGCGTACGCGATCTCCCGCTGGATGAAGCGGCAACCGGACGCGATCGCACCGTTCCGCGCCGCCGCCGGCCTCGCCGCGGGAGTCGTGGCCGGTGTTGCCGCGGGGCTGGTCGGTGGTGTCGTAGCTGGCGTGATCGGCGGCGTCAGCCTTGGCGTCACTGCCGGCGTCGCGGGCGGCCGGTGGCTGGCTGGCAAGTGGCCGGAGTGGGCCGAGGCTCGCCAGCGGCACCGCGACGCCGCCCAGTTCGCGGAGCAGAAGACAGGCCCGCTCCCGTACATCCGGCGCGAGCCGGCCTCAGACGTCTCGGTCCCGGATGTGTCCCGCCCAGCCGGGACCGAGGCCTTCACCGACCCCGGACCGGACCGGGACAGCACCCCGTACACCGACCCGATCGACACCACTACGGAAGGAACCGAACCGATGGCCACCATCACCAGCAGCACCGGCGGAGAAGTACTCACCATGGACCAGCTGCTCCGCGAACTCAACGACATCGCCACCGACGCCGCCTCCGAGCTCGAGGACGCGCAGGCCGACATGAAACGCGCCGCCGAGAACGTCACCCGCTTCGACAACATGGTCTCCTCGCTGGAGGCGCTCGACCTCGACCAGGCGACGATCGCCGACGTGGGTGCCCTGTCCGAGACCGCTGGGCAGCGCGCCAAGGCCGCCGACCTGCGGGCGTCCGCGGCCGACGCGCAGCTCGCGCAGGCCGAGACCGCGTTGAAGGGTGTGCAGTCCCGGCATTCCCTGATGCAGGAGGCGCACGCCGCTACCCCGCACGCAGCCGACAAGTCGTTCTACCAGGCCTGAGCGGCTGCCGAGTACGTCACCGGCGGGGCCACCGACCCCCCGCGGTCCCCGCCGGTGGCCTAGTCGACAGCCCCATCGCTGGAACGAGCCGGAGGAACCATGCACAGCCAGCCAGCCCCCGACCCGGCTATCGACGCTGCAGTGCGCCGAGCGCTGCACGCCCAGAACCGTGCCCTGACCCGCACGCCGGGCCGGAAGCGGGGGGTAGCCCGGGTGACGTGGCGGGCCAGCCGCGCGCTCGCCCGGCATTCCTTCGCCCGCCGCCGGCCGCTAGCCCCGTTCGTCGCTACCGGGCTGCTGTATGTCGCGGGTGTGGTGTTCGCGGTCAGCCCGCACGGCCCGAACACCGTCGTACTGTTCACGCTGCCGCTCGGGCTGCTCACCTGGTGGCGTGCCCACCGGCGTGGCTGGCGGACGGCCGAGCGGGTCTACGCCGCCGGCGTGTTCCTCGGCGGTTTCGGCTGGTTGCAGGCCACCGCGGTCATCGGGTTCGGGCCGCCGATGCCGGGCTGGCTCGCCGCCCTGTTCATCGCCGCCGCGGTGCCGTGGTGGTGGCATCACCGGATCCGGACGCAGATCCCCGACGATGACGACCGGTTCGAGGTGTGGGCGCAGCGGGTCGCTGGCCCGGGCGGGGCGCTGCCCGGTTCGCGGCTGTACGACGTCGCGGCGGTCGCGACCGGCTGGTCCGCGTCGATCGCGCTGGTCGGCGGGAAGCAGACCACGATCGAGGCCATCAGCGCCGCCGGCCGCATCGCCTCCGCCTACGGCGTGCCCAGCACATCGGTCGTCATCGAAGCACCAGCCACCGGGGAAGCACACCGGGCGCGGCTGCTCGTGCTGACCCGTAACCCTCTGCAGACGACGCAGATGTTCACCGGCCCGCAACTCGACCTCGCTACTGGGCAGTTCCCGATCGGCGTGTACGCCGACGGCACCACCGCCTATTGGCGGCTGTTCACCCCCGGCTCGGGCGCCTGCCACGGGCTGATCGCCGGCACCACCGGCTCCGGGAAGTCGACGTTCATCAACCTGCTGTGCACCGAGATCCGCCACTCCGGTGTCGTCGTGCTGTGGCTCGCCGACCCGGAGGAAGGCGTCTCCGTCCCCGACTGGCAGGACGCCGCCGACTGGTTCGCGCCGTCGGTGCCGGAGATCCGCCGCATGCTGCAGGCCGCCGAGCGGGTCATGAACGGGCGGAAGAAGCGCCGCGCCCGCCGCGTGTGGACCGATGAGCAGGGCCGGCAGCGGCGTGGCCTCGCCGCGTTCGACCCGACCCCGGGCGAGCCGCAGCTGACGATCGTGATCGACGAATCCCCGGACGTCATGAACGACCCTGACTGTGTGGGGATCATCGCCCTGATCGCGAAGAAGGGCCGCAAGCTGGGGGTGTCCGTCGACGTCGTCGCGCAGGTCCCGTCGGTGGGGGAGCTCGGCGGGAACGTCACGATCCGGTCGATGGTGTCGTCGATGAACATCGTCATGTTCCGCACGTCGGACCGGCTGTCGGGGAAGATGGGAATGCCGAAGGATCTGCCGGTCGACCCGGTGAACCTGCCTGAGCAGTGGCCCGACGGCACGTCGACGGCTGGGCTCGGGTATGTCGCGTCGGCCGGTGGCCGGGTGTCGCCGATGCGCGGGCAGTACGTCGAGGACCCGTACTACTGGGCGACCTGCCCGGCGCCGTCGGTGACGCTCGACCAGGCGGCAGCCGAGGACGCCGGGGAGGACTACACGTCGTGGCGCGCCCGCCGCGACGACGACGAACGGGAACCGGCCGCCGTCATCGAGCTCGCCCCCATTGACGACGTCGCACGGTCGACCCGCGACGCGATCCTCGCCCAGCTCCGTGAGCACGCCCAGATCCGCACCGGGGCGCTGGCCGAGCGGGTCGGGGCGCCGCTGCCGACCGTGTCGTCCACGCTGCGCCGCCTCGAACAGGACGGCCTCGCGGTGCAGGTCCGGCACGGTGTGTGGTCGGCTACAGAGGACCCGGCCGAGCTCGCCGGCTGAACTACGCGCGAATTGCGCGCGCGACCGCGAGAATCCTGGTTCCATGCGGCACCAAACGCGTGTCTGTGGGTGTCTGTGGCTGTCGGGCGCCGTGCTGCACTGCCCGTATTTGCTGGGCTGATATGACGGAGGCGAGCGTTCGCGGGCCGTTCAGGCGGGTTCGATTCCCGCCACCTCCACTCTTACAGCCCCCGATTTCCGGGGGCTGTAAGCGTCTCAGGGGAGTCGCGGAACCACCACGGAACCGGCCTCGCGCTAGCATGCCCGGTATGGCGGGAATCCAGAAGCGGGAAAACAAGACCACCGGCCCGACGTGGCGGGTGTACTGGCGCCAAGCCGACCGCGCCGACCGGCAGACCGAACTGTTCGTCACCGCACAGGAGGCCGACCGGTTCAGGGGACTCGTCGAAGGGTCCGGCAACCGGTGGCCGCACGGCTGGATCAAGGGCCACGGCTACACCGGCGAAGCCAAGACCGGCGCCGGCATCACGTTCCGCGAATGGGCCGAGCAAGCCATCAGCCTGCGCACCAAGGCCAACGACCGCACCAAGGCCGACTACCGGCGCGACCTCAAGCGGCACGTCCACCCGCACCTCGGGCATCTCCCCGTCGACGGCATCACCGCGACCCACGTCGCGACCTGGCTCGACCAGCTGATCGCCGCCGAGCTCGCCGCGAAAACCATCCAGAACGTCCACGGACTGGTGTCATCGATCATGTCCGACGGGATGACGCACCGGCCGCCGGTGTGTGACCACAACCCGTTCGCGTCGAAGCTGCGGGAGCTGCCCGACGTGAAGGCCGAGGAGATGGTGTTCCTCACCCCGGCCGAGTTCGCGCTCATCTACCGGCACGTCCCGGAGTTCTACCGGCCGCTGACGCTGCTGCTGTGGGCGACGGGGCTGCGGTACAGCGAGGCGACCGCGCTGCGGGTCGGTGACCTGGTCCTCGACGGGAAACGGCCGGCGGCGCGGGTGGTGCGGGCGTGGAAGCGGCAGGACGACGGCACCTACTCGGTCGGTGAGCCGAAGACCCGCCGTGCGCGGCGCAAGCTCACCCTCTCCCCGCGGCTGGTTGCCGCGCTACGCCCCCTGGCCGGTGGCCGCCGGGCGGACGATCTGGTGTTCCCGGCCCGGTTCGGTGGGCAGCTGCTGAACTCGACGTTCCACGACAACGCGTGGATCCCGGCCGTCGCCCGGGCCTCCGTCTGCGACGAGCACGTCGAGGCAGGCGGTGAGACCGTCGGGGAGAAGGCGAAGCGACTCGCCCGGCAGGCCGAGACCGGTAAACGGATCCGCCCGCCGGCCGCGCGCCCGTGCCAGTGCGAAGGCGTGCTGACGAAGGAGCCGCGGGTGCATGACCTGCGGCACTCCTACGCGTCGCTGCTCATCGCCGAGGGCCTGTCGCTGCCGGTGATCTCGAAGCGGCTCGGGCACGCCTCCATCCAGGTCACCGTCGACCGGTACGGGCACGAGATGCCCGAGATGGACGACGCGGTGAACGATGCGGTCGAGCGGTCCCTGGAGTGGCTCGACGACACCGACAGCGATGTGGTGGTGGCGTTCCGGCGGGTGGCTACTCCATAGGGATCGGCACGCCCCGCGCGCGGCACATCCCGACCAGCAGGTTCACGTTGGGCTGCACGGATGACGTGTCGATGCTGTCCCCGCCGCCGGCCGCGAGCGAGTCGTCGATCTCCTGCAACACGGCAGCGAGGCTGGTCAAGCCGTGCTGGAACTCGGCCGGTGCCTCGGACGCTTCGAGCTGCAACTCGTCGACGGTGGGCAGGACGTCGCCTTCGTTCACGACCCCGGCGACGATGATGAACCCCACCGTTGACTGCAGTGTGCGGTTCGCCTTCAACATGCCGCAGGTGGTGCGGCCGGTCTCGTCGATGGCCGGCGAGGGCTCAGCTGTCGGCGTGTCCGTGATGGGCGTCGACGAGGCGCTGCTCGGGCTGGGTGTCGGTGTGCTCGCGGCGGTGTGCTTCCCGGAGCTGCACGCGGCGGCCATGGCGAGCACGACGACGGTCATGGCGAGTTTGGCCAGCATGGTTCCCCCCAGATGGTCTGGCGCGCCAGTGTCCACCGCCCCCGGGTGGGCGTCCAGTCATCCGCGGCCGCGGCGCTCCCTGACCATCGCCACGATCAGCCGCCGATCGGCTTCGGACAGCCTCGGCCAGGCGCTGATCACGAGGCGTAGATCCTCGGGGTGGGTGCGGCGGGGGCGCTGGCCGGTCGCGCGGGCTCGGATCTCGCCGTCGTCCCAGCCGAGCGCAGCCTCCACGAAGGCGAGGGTGTCGTCGTCGTAGTTGTGCTGGTGGCCGTGTTCGAGGTTGTTGATGGTCCGGGTCGACAGGTGGGTCGCTTCGGCGAGGGTTTTGACGGTGTAGCCGAGGCGGCGGCGTGCGGCGCGGATCTGCCCGCCGACGCGCGACCAGTCCTCCACGGCCGCAGACTGCCCGGTTGGTGATCATGAAGGCGTAGGGGACACGCTAAATGCCGCTTCGTGCTGATCCGATCGGAAAACGTCGGCAAGATCGACCGTCACATTTACGGTGTGTGTTCGTTGATCTGCGAGAGGGGGCCGGGCGGGGCGAACGCCCGGCTCCTCGCACGCCGAGACTAATGCTGGGCGCGCTGCCTGTCCTCGTCAGGAACGATGGACAGGTGCGAGTCGGCTTTATGGCGGAGCCGCCAGCCGTCGCGGTGACCGCGTGAGTAGTTGCGGTCGTGGTGCAGCAGGGCCTGAAACAGGAACAGTCCGCCGCCGCCGATGTAGAGGACCCAGCCGGCGGTGCTTAGCGCGTGGCTGGGTTGGTTGTCGACGGCGAAACTGGCCACGAGTAGCCCGATCCCTCCGGCGACCGAGGCTATTGCTGTCCCCGTCCGCTCTATCCATGGATTCACCGGCCGCATACGCATCGCCCCTTCGTCATGATCGGCTGAGGTGAACTTACAGACCTAACACGACACTGACGAAGATCGCTAATCAGGTTTTTAACGCGCACTTTAGAGCGCGGCAGCGTCGTCCTCGCTGGATCCTGCGGCGGCAGCTCGCCGCGCGGCCTCGGTCACCGTGCCGATGTCCGTACCCAGCATGTAACACAGGGCCAGCAGGTCGTAGACGTCCCACCGCACCTCGCCGCTCAGGCGCTTCGACACCGCGTTCTCATGCCAGCCGAACCGTTGCGCGACGACGCGCTGCGTCATCTTTTTTCGGACGAGTAGGACGCGGAGTTCGTCGGCCAATGCCGCCCGGAACTCCGCGCTGTCCGGCAAGGCCGGCGCCTGCTCGGTGCCCATTACTGGCCAGCCTAGGTTCCCCTCACGGGAACTGGCAACTCGGCGTTAAGAGTACTTCCCGTGAAAGGAAGTGTTCTCTTTGACTTGACAGACTTTCCTAAAACAGGAAGTCTTCACGTCATGCAGGAAGTCCCGATCACGCAGCACGTCGTCAGCATCATCCGCGACGAGCTGAAGACTCGCGGGTGGGCGCAGCGCGACCTCGTGCGCAGTGCCGGGTTCAAGCACGAATCGGCGCTGTCGAAGCGACTCAGCGGCGAGGTTCCCTTCTCGCTAACCGACTTGGAACGGATCGCGGCGGCGCTCGACACGACCGTCGCGGCTCTGTGCACCTATCCGGCGGCGAAGACCTGCGAGCCGGTCGCATGACGAACCTGCCGATCTTCCACAGCCTCCACGAGGCCGCGGCACTGCTGACCGAGCACGGTCTGCAGCTCACCGCGAGGTGGCTTCAGGACAACGTGCAGAAGTCGCGTATCCCGTATACCCGCATCGCCAACAAGATCCATTTCAGTGATGCGCAGCTCGAACAGATCGTCCAGATGCACACGCACACACCAGCCAACCCCGGCGACCTGCGCCCGGCCGGCGTCAGGCGGCGAGCGTCATGAGCGCGATGCCCCTCGGCCACTTCGACCAGTGCGTCGGCCGACTTCCCTGGATCGACCACGGCCAACGCGTCTCGGTGCGCTGCGACCAACCCGTCATCCCAATGACCCGCTACTGCGCGGAACACCTCATCGCGCACGCGGCGCCCCCGAAAGGTCCGGTGGCGGTGGGTTCTCCCCCCGAGCCCGCCGCCACCGGAGCAACCCCGAAATAGAAGGGCCGCCCGGGTGGACCAGAACCCGGACGGCCACGACCAGACCCATCGAGGAAGGCCAGTCAGATGCAAGTACAGCAGATCAAAGCCCAGCACGCGAACATCGCCGCGCGGATCACGATCCCGGCCGGTGAACTCCACGCCCACGACCTGATGCACCGCCCCAACTGGGATGAACACGTCAAGCGGGTCGACGTCGAGACCGGGGGCGGGGTCGCGTTCGTCACCGACGAGTTCCCCGACTTCGTCCAGCACCTTGGTGCTGACGCGATTGTGCAGGTCGACCGATGAGCAAGTACACGCACCTGCACCGCGCCGAATCGGGCAGCGTCTACAGGGCCTCGGGGCACAACTACCAGACCACTCTGCCGCTCGACCTGCAGATGGGATCCGTTGTGATCGGCAACTCGGGCGACTGGTCCACTCAGCTGCGGATCGGCGCCGACCTCGTCCTGATGGTCGACGACTCGGACACGCTGCGGCGTCTCGCAGAGCTGGCCAGCGACCTCGCCGACAACCTCGACAAGACGAGAGCAGCAGACGAGCCCAAGACGCCGGAAACGATCACGCAGGTCGACCGATGAGCCGGGAAGTGCGGCGTGTGCCGTTGGACTGGCAGCACCCGACCGAGCACAACCCGCACTGGGTTGCGCAGTCCCGCCCGTTCCTCGGGAAGCCGCACGTCCCGTCACGCCTGCACGGTCCCACCGAGCGGTTCGTCGGGCTCTGCGGCGACTACCCGGAAGCGATCGCACGGTGGGAGGAAGAACTACGCGAGTTGGAGAGCCGCACGGGTCACGGGTGGACGTTCGCTGTGGAATACCACCTGACCGGATACCAGGGCCGCGAGGACGACGCGCCGGTCGTACACCCGTGGTACGGCTGGACCGAGGACGGCATGACCGAGACGTCAACGCCAGTCCGGGACGAAGATCACCTGCAAGAGCTAGCGGTCGCTCAGAAGCGGAGCGAGAAGCCCGACCCGGCCGACTACATGCCCGTCTTCGACGTTCCTGAGGACGAGTTGGGCTGGTGCCTCTACCAGACGGTCAGCGAGGGCAGCCCGGTCACGCCGGTGTTCGCCACCGCGGAGGAACTGATTGAGCACCGGTCCACCGTTGGGCAGGACTGGGATCAGGAGCCGATGCGCCGCGCCTCCGCTGAGGCGCTTGTCCGCAGCGGCTACAGCCTCGGGTCGATGGTGATGTCCGGCGGGGTGCTGTACCAGTCGGACAAGGACGCCGACGTGCTGCAGGGCGGTGCGTCATGAGCGCCTTGCCGTGGTGGGCGTGGCTGGCGATTGCCTGGGTCGGCGCAGACGTCGCGATCGTGCTGGCGTGGAACGTCGCCAAGGCCAAGGCGAAGGCGAAGGACTCATGACCTTGCTGATCGTCTTCGGCGTCCTGATGCTCGTCGGCATCGCCGCTCTGGTCGTGCTCGCCCGCGGCATCCGACGCGACCTCGAAGCCGTAGCGGCCGACCAGAAACGCCAGCGAGACGAACTCGTCAAAACCATGCTCGCCGCGCGTGAGCGGCTGGGGAACGACAACCCGCCCGGAGACGACGCCTCATGATGACCCTGCGCCCAACCCGCGAGCTCGACGAAGCAGCGCTCGCCCAGACCGCCCTCACCGCATTGGCCGGCCCAGCCCCAGCTGTGGACGTCCTGCACGACGAGTTCGAGTGGATGCCCACCCACCTGCTACGGGAGTACGTCGCGGAGGCGATCCCGCTGCAGAACGCCGGCAACGGAGACCTCGAACTGATCGTGCGGCGGTTCGCGCACACGCTCCGCTCGGAGTGGGCTGATCGACGCGTCCTCGGTGTGCGCGAGTGGGTCAGTCCGCTGGTGTTCCCGGCTGCACTCGCAGCCCTCCTGCTCACCGCGGTGGTGTTGGCCCGATGACCCCCGAACTGAACGGCATCCTCGCGAAGCTCCGTGAGCCGTTCCCGCCTGAGCTGGTGGGGAAGCTGCCCCGGATCACGTGCAAGGCGTGCTCCGAGCAGGCGAAGAACCACCAGGGGGCGTGCGGCCAGCACTCCATGAAGAAGTGCCGGGACTGCGGCAACTACATCACCACCGCCCACCTGCACTTGGACTACGTCGGGCACGCCCAAGCCACGAGGCGTCTGCTCGACGTCGACCCGAAATGGAACTGGGAGCCGCAAGCTCTGAACGGGCAGGGACTACCTGCGGTGGACGACAACGGCGGGCTGTGGATCCGCCTGACCGTCGGCGGGGTGACTCGCCTCGGCTACGGCGATGCGCAGGGCAAGCGCGGGCCTAACGCGGTGAAGGAAGCGATCGGCGACGCGATCCGCAACGCGGCGATGCGGTTCGGCCTGGCTCTGGATCTGTGGTCGAAGGAACGCGACGACTACATCGAACGCCCCGGTAAACCCACTGCGGAAACCGGTCCGGACCCACGGCAGGCGCTGTGGAACGACATCAACAAGCGCGGCCTCGCGGCGGGCATGTCGGAGCAGCAGATGCGTGACGACTTCGCTGCGTGGGCGCAGGGCGACAAGACCATCGACGGCGCCGACACGACCGCAGCCGAATTGACCGGGTACTTCCACCAGATGCCGCAGTCCACCGTGAAGGAGGCGACCCCGTGACCGAACCGGAGCAGACGGCCCGGGAGCTGCTGTTGTTGCGGCTGTTCAAGGACCGCGTCACCGCAGAGACCGAGGCCCGCCGCGCCGAGGTCGAGCAGTGGTCGGTCGGGTCGAAGCAGGTGATCAATCTTCCCAACCCTGACCACCCGAACCGGCCGTTGAAGGTCGGCGAGGTCCGCCTCGACAAGGGCGCCACCGTCGCCGTGGTCCGGGACCGGGCGCTGTGGGAGACGTGGGCGCGGGAGAACTCCCCGCACAACGTCGTCGTCCAGCCCGCCGGTTACACCGTCAACGACAGCCCCAGCCTCGACGAGGCGGACGCGCTCAGCGCCGCGTTGAAGGCGACGGAGGCGCAGGCGGGGCGGTTCGCGCCGGACTATCCCGGCGCGATGTGGCGTGCCCTCCGCGATGCGGGCTGGACGCTGACCCGGGCTGAGGAGCAGCCCGAGCGGACAGTGGTGATGCCCGCCTACGAGACGCTCGTCCTGAACTTCTCCAAGGAAGCCGGCGAGCCGGTCACCCCCGACGGTCTGATCCCCGCCGGCATCGAGGTCACTTCCGCGCCCGGCAAGGCGTACATCACCGCCACGAAAGACCCGACGCTGGCCGCTCAGTTCGTCGCGGAGATGCGTGACGAGACCGCGATCGAGTCCCGCCTCGGCCTCGCGATCGAAGGCCGACAGTGACCGCCCCGTCCACTCCCGTCGAGGTAGTGCGGAACCTGTCCCGGCTGACGGAGGAGCTGCGGAACAACACGACCGCGTTGCGCGTCGCCGAGCAGGACGCCGCCGTGAAGCGCCACGTCGCAGATATGGCGGAGTCGCGGGCGTTCCTCTCCGCCGACGGCCCGATGGACATCCGGAAACACACGGCGCGGGTCGCAGCCGACGACAAGGAAGGCGCCGCGCTCGTCGCTGAAGCGCTCGTCCGGGTGCTGCGGCAGGAGATCCGCGCCATCGAAACCCGCATCGACGTCGGCCGCACGTACGGCGCCACGGTGCGGGCCGAGCTTCGCACCATCGGATACGAGGAGCACCCGTGAAGCGCTCACCGATGAAACGCAGCCGGCCGCATCGGATAGACCCGAAGCTGCGCGCCGCGGTCTGCGCGGCAGCGTACGGCCGCTGCCAGGCCTGCGAACTGCCCTGCGCCGACGGCCACGTCCACCACCGCAAGCAGCGCTCAGTCGGTGGCCGCGATGAACTCCCCAACCTGGTGTGGCTGGACGGCCGGTGCCATGACGCGGTCCACGCGCACATCGCCCGGTCCCGCGCGCTGGGGCTGATCGTCGACAGATGGAACGACCCCGCCGAGATCCCCGTCCGGCCGTGGATCGCTTACGCCCTAGGCGATGTGTCATGACCGGGCCATCACCGCAGGACCCGATAACCGTGCTCGCCGAGGGTGCGGCACAGGCTCACGAGGTCTTCCTTGCGTACATCGCCGCTGGGTTCAGCGAGCAGCAGGCGCTGTACCTGACCGCGCAAGTGATCACCGCTGCGATCCGAGGCCAGTCATGACCACCACCCGCTGCCAGCACGAGATGCTCACCGGCCAGTGCAGCATCTGCAAGGGCCTGCCGTACAACCCACCCAGCCCGCTGCTGGCCGAGTTCGAACCGCAGCTGGCCACCGAGGAGACGGCGCCCCGGCTGAAGTGGCTACCGCTGGATGAGCGCCTCGACTGCGAGGGCTGCAACCGGCGTCTCGACCGTGGCCAACTCGCCGCCTACTCGCCTGATCATGAGGCGACGTTCGGGATCTGCTGCCGCGAACAGGTGGCAGCGTGAGCCCCCGCGACGAGGCCGAGCTGCTCGACCAGACGATAAAGCTCGCCCAGCTGAACCGGTGGGCCGTCTGCCACTTCCGGCCGGCCAAGACACGCTCAGGCTGGCGCACCGCCATCCAAGGCCACATCGGATTCCCCGACATCGTGCTCGCGCGCGCCGGCGTGGTGCTTCTCCGCGAGTTGAAAGGGCCGAAGGGCCGGCTGGCGCCTGAGCAGGCGGACTGGGCGCGGCAGATCAGCGGCGAACCGCACTGGTCCGAACAGCGCTTCACCGCCCGGCTCAGCGAGCGCGCCACGGCACTGTTCGACGTGTGGCGCCCGGACGACTGGGAGCCGCTGATCATCCCGGTGCTCACCGCCGGGCAAGCAGCCAGGAGGCCAGCATGACCGACTTGCAGCCTATCGTCTGGCTGGGCCACATGCTGGCCGACGAGACCGCGCCGCATCAGATCCGAATCCAGTACGGCCCCGGCCGGCACCTGAACTGGTCCTGCACCTGCCAGCCGACGTCCCGGTCGCGTCGCAGCTGCCCACTGCGGGCGCCGCTCGGTGAGATCGAGACGGGGACGCCGATCGAGGATGTGCTCGCCGCGCACACGGAGCACGCCCGGACAGCGCAGCAGCGGAGCGTGTCGTGATCACCACCCACATCTTCGCTCGTGCCCTGCCCGGCCAGCCCGCGCACGAACAGTTCGAGCATTGCTGGTGCCGCCCCACCATCACCCGCTTCGGCCGCGGCGACCGGCCCGGGGGCGACCTCGTCGCCACCCAGGACCACACCATCGTCGACCATCGCGGCGGCTCCAGCGCCGGCACCGCCAGCGACGTCACCACCGACCTGCACGCCCTGCCGCGTACCGGTACACGGCAGCCGTCGCATCGGGAAGGACCAGCCATGACCGCCCAATTCAGAACCGCCCAACCAGAAGCTGAGTTACGCCGCCGCGTCGAACAGGCCATCGCACGTCGGTGGCCGGTGCTGCGGACCATGACCGAACTCGACATCTCCTACGAGCAGTACCGCGATGTCCGGGACCGGCTCGACGAGTTGAGCCGTCAGGACGACGAGATACCTCTGCGGAGGGCCGGATGAGTCTGTTCCCCGACTTCGACGTGCCCCGCATCGACCATCCCGAGCGTGACCCGGGGCTGTCAGCGGACCGACGGCGGACGCTGCGGCAACGCGCAGCTATCGACGCCGGCCGGCATCCGCTCATGGGTCCGCCGCTCGCCGACCATCCGGACGCCCGCTGCGGTAACTGCCGGTTCCGGGAGTTGTGGCGTCACCACGACCGTTCCTACCCGAAGTGCGTCATTGACGACGGCGCACACGTGTCTCATTCGGCGGCGTCGGACGTGCGGGCGTGGTGGCCGGGTTGCCGTAAACACGAATGGGGCGAGCCGAGTCTGTCACCTGACGCTGCCCGCTCCGGCCCGGTGGGGGAGTCATGACGCGGCCGAGACTCCTTGACCTGTTCGCCGGCGCCGGCGGGGCGGCAGTTGGCTACAACCGGGCCGGGTTCGACGTGGTCGGGGTGGACATCGCGCCGCAACCCAACTACCCGTTCGAGTTCCATCAGGGCGACTGGTGGGACGCGCTCTTTGACCTCGCCAGCGAGGCCGACGTGATCCACGCATCCCCTCCATGCCAGGGGTATCTGAACCTCTCCAAGCAAAACCGAGCGATGGGCCGGCGCGTGGATCACGCACTGCTGATCGGCCGCGTCCGCGATGCGCTCAGGTTGCTGCACCGGCCGTGGGTCATCGAGAACGTGCCCGACGCGCGCCTGGCTCTGATCGATCCGGTACGGCTGTGCGGGACGGCGTTCGGTCTGCCGCTCCGCAGGCACCGACTGTTCGAGTCCAGCGTCCCCCTCGAGGGCGTCGCCTGTGCCCACGGCCGGTTCACTGAGCCGAAGTACTGGACGGGCTGGCGGCCGAACGGTGAGCACCGACTGTCCACGGTGGTGCAGGTGTACGGCAACGCCGGCGGCAAGCATGAATGGCCTGCGGCGATGGGCATCGACTGGGCCACCAACGACGAGATCGCGGAAGCTATCCCGCCTGCCTATTCGCGCTTCGTCGGTGCGCAGTTGCTTGATCATCTAGCGCTGGCGGTGTCGTGATGGGTGACCCAACCCCAGCAGGGAAGGTGAAGCCGCCGATCTCGTATTTCGGTGGGAAGACGACAGCGGCGCCGATGATCGCAGCGCTACTCCCGAAGCATGCCCACTACGTCGAGCCGTACTGCGGTTCGCTCGCGGTGCTGCTGGCCAAGCCGGCGAGCGCGATGGAGACCGTCAACGACCTCGACGGGCACCTGATGACGTTCTGGCGGGTGCTGCGCGAGCAGCCCGCCGAGCTCGCCCGCGTGTGCGCTCTGACCCCGCACTCCCGGGCCGAGCACCACGGCGCCTACGACCTCGACGACTGCGCTGAGCTCGAGGTAGCGCGCCGCGTCTGGGTGCAACTGACGCAAGGCCGGGCGGGCACACGCCGCCGCACTGGGTGGCGGCATTACGTCCAGCCCGCCGGCGGCACGTCGATGCCGGACTATCTCCTGGGCTATCTCGAGCGGATGCTCCCGGCCGCTGAGCGGCTATCGGCGGTGTCGCTGGAATCGGCGCCCGCGTTGGACCTGATCGGTACCTACGGCGCCAAGCCGGATGTGCTGCTGTACGTCGACCCGCCCTATCTCGGCGGCACCCGCTCACGCAGCTGGGACGGCTACGTCCACGAGATGCGCACCGAGACCGAGCACCGCGAGCTCGCCGACGCGTTGCATGCGGCCCGGGCTGCGGTCGTCTTGTCCGGGTACCCGTCCGACCTATACGACGCCGACTTGTACGCGGACTGGCACAGGCACACCTTCGCCGCATCGACCGGGCAGGGCGGCACGTGGGCCAACCGAACCGAAGTCCTCTGGTCTAACCGGACACTCGGGGATGAGCACCTCTTCTCCGCTGCTGATCTCGGGGCGGTGTCGTGATGGGTGACCCAACCCCAGCAGGGAAGGCGCGACTCGTGATCAACGAGGCAGCGCTGCCACCCCGGGAGGCGACCGGGATCCTGCTATTGCAAGTTGGCGTGGGTCACCCCAAGCAGACGACCCGATTCAGGGCGGCAGCGACGGACGAGATCGACGACCGGGCGACCGTACCGGAGGAGTTCGGCCCGCTGCACGAGCGGTTCGGCTTCACGGTGGACGTGGCTGCTGCTGCGCACAACGCGAAGTGCGAGCGGTTCTACTCGATCGAGGACGACGGGCTAGCGCAGCCGTGGGCCGGCGAACGCGTCTGGTGCAACCCGCCCTACAGCAACATCCGGCCATGGCTCGAGAAGGCGTGGTACGCGTGGAACAACGAGCGCGCCGAGCTGATCGTGATGCTACTGCCCGCGAACCGCACCGAGCAGGCGTGGTGGCAAGACCTAGTCGAGCCGGCATGCCGCGGCCGGTGGCCTGAGTTCGGCGTCGAGTTCCTACCCGGCCGGATGCGGTTCCTACGCAAGGGCCAAACGGAGATCGGCCCCAAAGAGCGGCCTCCGTTCGGCTGCTGCCTGTTGATTTGGGGGGCTGTTTCATGACGGCCGGCAAGAACGATCAAGACGCAGCAGCGAGCAGGTACGACCCCGCCGTCAACGACTACCGGCTAGCCGACGACCCGCGCTGCCTGTGGGGTTGGGGGCCGCCGTCCTGTGCCTGCATGTTCGGCCACGCCTGCTTCCGCGCTGTCGGCCATCGTGGGCGCTGCTGGGACGCAGGCGTACCGCCGCGCGAGATGGGCAGTCCGTTGAAGTGCTGGACGGCGCAGCGACCGAAGGACTGGGACAGCCACGGACGAGCGGAGGGGACATCGTGACGACCGTCGACCCGACCGCCTGGTTCAACCGCACAGGCCACTGCGCCCAGTGCGGGCAGCCCGGCGACTACTGCACCTGCCGCAGCGAATGCCCCTGCGCGGATCTGCATCCGGCCGGGTCGGCACGGGATGAGGACGCGCTCGCCCGGTTCGCGGAGCGGGTGGAGATCGACGACCAGCAGCCTGACCTATTCGAGGAGCCGGCATGACCGAATCGCGCGAGGCTGAGATGCCCATTCAGGACCAGATCGTCACCCGCCCAGTCGAAGGCGTGATCTACCGCAGCGCCGCCGGCCTTCACCGGTGGACCGCTGAGCACGGTTGGCAGAAGGAAGCCGGATGGTATCCGTGCGACGACCCGTCACCGATACGCCTCCTGATCGAGGGGCCGTCGCTCGTGCCGACCCGCCGCGAGCCGACTTTTATCGGCGCTGTCGTCGAGGAGCACGTGACCGGTGACCTGTACGTCCGGACCGTCGACGGCCGCTGGTTCGGAGAGCCCGGCGAGAAGACCTGGGCAGAGATCTCCTACCCCGTCGTGAAGCACATAGGGGCGACGACATGAGCCAGCCCGAGGTCCGGCCACCGATCCCGGTCACGCTCGCCCACCGCCCCACCATCGGCGGCCTCGTCGCACCGTGGGTTAACGTCCCCCTCGCCGACGGCGGCGTCGACTTCCGCACCACCCACCACACCAAATGGATGCAGGCCTGGACCCAAGGCATCTGCCAAACCTGCGGCGAGCCGCTGAAGCTCCGCCCGGTCGTGTTCCTCGGCGGACCCACCCAGCTGGACACCTACTTCACCGAACCACCGCTGCATCCGTGGTGCGCCACCTACGCCGAGCAGGCCTGCCCGATGGTCGCCGGCCGGCTCGCCACCTACGCCGAACGCCCCGAAATCACCCACGGGAAACGCGGCAAGAAATGCCCCGACCCCGGCTGCGACTGCAGCGGCTGGACACCCCACCCCGGCGGCCAAACCCACTACGGCGCGGCCGCGCACGAATGGTGGGCAGTGTGGGCGTACGACTGGACCCTCGCCGTCAGCACCGAAGGGCAGCTGCTCGGCGCCGTCCCGACCGGTGAAGCCAAACGCCGCCGCGTCTCAACCCCGCAGGTGCCGTCATGACCTCCGGTGCCGAGGTCGAAGCCCGCCACGAGTTCCGGCAGGCGAACGCCCGGATCGTGCTCGCCCTGTCAATCCTGGGGCATCGGCACTGGTGCCCAGACTGCCGCAGCGACGCCGACGACACCCGGATGGCCCTGCTCGGAGCAACCATCGACGAGCTGCGAGAAGGGATACCGGAATGAGCCAGGTCCAGAAGGGAGCCAAACTGCTGTGAGCGAGCAGGGGTTCGCCACCATTCCGCGGTCGATGCTTCACGACCCGGAAGTCCCTCGCGACGCCAAGCTCGTCTACCTGGTGCTGTCCTCCCACGTCGGTGGGAACCGGTCGGCGTGGCCGTCGCACAAGCGTCTGGCGGACCTTCTCGGCATGTCGTTGAGCACCGTGAAGCGGCAACTTCGGTGGCTTCGGGACCACGGCTTCATCTCGTGGGAGTCGCGGATCGGCGACAACGACGCGCGGATCACCAACGAATATGTCCTGCTGGCTGGAAGCAACTCCGGCCGAGGAAACAAGCATGGGTCTGTGAGACCCCGGGGTCCTACAGAACCCGGGCCAGGGTCTGAGGGACCTACCCCCCCGGTCAGTGAGACCGACACCCTAGGTCAGGGTGACCGAGCAGAAGGAGAGTCATTTAAAGAGAGTCATTCAAAGACGTCGCAAGCTCCGGATGACCGTCCGAAGCCGAAGCCCGAGAAGGCGCCGACGTCCACGGCCGACTCCCGCTTCGCTGAGTTCTGGATGATGTGCCCGAAGAAGATCGCCAAGGCTGACGCGTTCCGGAAGTACCAAGCCGCGATCCGGGCTGCCGTCCCGTCGTCAGTGCTGCTCGAAGGCATGCGCCGGTACGCGTCGAGCGTCCGAGACGGTGACCCAAAGTTCACCGTGCATCCATCGACGTGGCTGCATCAGGGCCGCTGGGACGATGAGGTAGCTGGGCCGCGCGCCGCCGCCGACAACACGTCGTGGATGCATTCGATGCCGGGTGATGCGTCGTGACGATGCCCGACGATGTCGACGAGGTACGTCCGGCGCAGGCGGTCACGTCGGAACGGGCTGTGCTCGCCGCTGCGATGTGGAACGAGGACGCCTACCGGGCGGCGGCCCGGGTGCTGTCCGACGGCGACTGGTACTGGGGAATCCACGCGGACCTGTGGACGATCATGCGCAGCTTGGACGAGGCGCGGGCGAAGATCGAACCCGCAGCGGTCGGGTCGCGTGCGGTGAAGCTGGGCCGGGACCACTCCGATGCGGTGATGGCACTCGCGACGGGCCCGTACTCCCACGACGCCGAGTCGGTGTCCTACCACTGCGGTCTGATCATCGAAGCGGCCACAGCGCGGGCGTTGCGGCAGACGCTGGTCCGGGCCATCGCCGAGCATGACCAGCCCACCACCCCCGAACCGGTGGCCCACGCTGAGGGCATCATCGCGAAGCTGCGTGTCGTTCAGCGGATGCAGTCGAGCGACGTCACCGAGGTCGACGTCCTGGACTTCGTGCGCCGCAAGAGGCACGACACCGAGTACGTCATCCCCGGTCTGCTCGCGAGGAAGAACCGGATCATCCTGACCGCCCCGGAGGGGTACGGGAAGTCGACGCTGCTGCGGCAGATCGCGTGCTGCGCCGCCGGCGGGCTGCACCCGTTCCGCCCCGAAGGCATCCCCTCCGTCCGGGTGCTGGTGCTCGACGCGGAGAACCCGGAAGAGATCAACCAGGACGAGTACACGAAGCTGCTCGACACCCTCGACCAGATCGGGCACCTACCGAAGCCGGGGATGCTGATCCTCGAGCAACTCGGGCCGACGAACCTGCTCGACCCCCGCGAGGCAGCAGCGAGGTACGCGCAGATCGAACGGGTGAAGCCGGACCTGATCCTGATCGGCCCCATCTACCAGCTGCATGAGGACAACCCCAACGACGAGGGCCCGGCTAGGAAGTTGGCGGGGGTGTTGGACCGGATGCGTGCCATCTCCGGTGCCGCCCTGGTCACGGAGGCGCACACGCCCCACTCCGACGGCCCGCACGGCAACCTGCTACGTCCCTTCGGTGCGTCCCTGTGGAAGCGGTGGCCCGAGTTCGGCTACTGCCTGCACCCCGTCCCGTTCGACGGGAAGCCGACAGCGGAGGAACGCCACATTCAGCAGGTGATGCGTGAGTCCCTGTTCACCCCGTGGCGTGGGCCGCGGGCGCAACGCGAATGGCCTAAGCGCCTGTCTGCTGGGCGCCGACTTCCCTGGGAGGAAGCATGACCGACCTTGTCAGCTGCACCCGCTGCCCGGCGTTCGCCGAGTGGGTGACCGCGTTCCGGGGTGCTGCCCGGCAGATGCCCGAGGGCTGGTCGACGGTCACGATCTCGGGGCGGCCGGTGCACAACGTGGTGCTGTGCCCGGAGTGCGTCGAGCAGGTGCGTGTCGTTGTCGAGACCCGCACGGCGGTGGCCTCGTGACCACGGACATCGTCAGCGAACGCGCGACGCCGGTGCTCTGCCTCGACCTGGACGGCACCGTCCGCGAAGGGAAAGACGACCCGATCGGCCGGTTCGTCAACGGCCCCGGCGACGTTCGCGTGTTCCCCGAGGCGGTCGTGATGATGCGCCGCTGGCGTGACGGTGGCGGCCGCATCGTCGGCGTCTCCAATCAGGGCGGCATCGCGCTGGGCATCGTCTCCTACGTCGACGTCGCTGCGGCGATGCTGGAGACCCACCGACAGACCGGCGGGCTGTTCGACAAGATCTGTTTCTGCGTGCACCACCCGTCCGCATCGACGCCGGAGATGGCGCGCTGCTGGTGCCGCAAGCCCTCCGCTGGCGCCGTGGTGGAGGCGATCCACGGGCTGAAAGAACTCCACCCTGACGAGTACTACCCGCCCTATATGGGGCTGTTCGTGGGTGACCGGCCCGAGGACGAGCAGTGCGCGGCGAGCGCCAGCTTCGACTTCGAGTGGGCCGCCGACTGGAGATCGAGAGCGGAGCACGACCAGTGACCCCGTCACCCGTCGTCGTTCCGACCCCTGTAGCACCTGTCTTCAACCCACCACCGGAGGAAAACCAAATGACCGAGCCAATGCCCGCCGACAACGAGTTCCGCACAGAGCTGAAGTCGCTGCTGAACTACCACAGCCGGGAGAACGGCAGCGACACCCCGGACTGGGTGCTGGCCGACTACCTGCTCGCGTCGCTTGCGGCCTACGACGCAGCGGTGAAGGCGCGGGATTCGTTCTGGCAGTTCGCCCCGCGTGCCGTCACCGCCGCGCTTGCAGTCGCCCCTGTCGCTGCTGTTTCTGCCCCTCACGAGGAGAACCAAAAATGATCACCGACGAGACAGCGGCAAAGCTCGCCGCGCTATCGGAATGGGTCGACACCGCCCCGGCCAACGCGGGCCGAGACCGCGAGGCCGCGCTGTGGGGGCGTGTCGCGAAGGTCAGCGAGGAGTGCGGCGAAGTCATCGCGGCTTTGGTCGGCGCGACCGGGCAGAACCCACGCAAGGGCGTCACGCATTGCATGGTCGACGTCGAGGACGAGTTGCTCGATGTGGCGCTGACCGCGTTGTGCGCCGTCGAGCATTTGAGCCGCAACAAAGGCGTGTCGATGGACGCGTTCGCGCACAAGGTGGCCGAGGTGTTCGAGCGTGCTGGCCTCGCTGCGTCTCCTCGGGGGGACCGGTGACCACTGAGCCCGAAGGACCGACGATCGTCGATGTGGTGCGGGTGCTGCGCGAGACCTACACCGACGAAGGCGTCCTGATCTACCTGAACGCCCACATCAACGGGTTGCGCGGCACCCCGGCCGAGATGATCCGGACTGGCCGTGTCGCTGAGTTGTTGGAGTTCGTCGAGCGAATCGAGTCTGATCATGGCTGATCAACTTCCCCCGGTGACCACTGAGGCAGGCGGACTGGACCTCGACATGCTCCGGGCGCGGCTGGAGAACGCGACACCCGGGCCGTGGGACCACGACGCCCGGCGGGTGCTTCGCCGTCGCGGGAGCGCGGTGTGGACTATCGCCACAACGCCAGCTTTGAGTGATGAGGGGCTGGTCGGGTTGCGGTCGATTCCTGACGCCGAGTTCATCGCTGCTGCCCGTACCGACGTGCCTGCCCTGCTCGCCGAGGTGCAGCGGCTGCGGGGCGAGCTGGCCGAGGCTGAGGCGGTCGTCTCGGACGTCACGGAGCAGTTGACGGGGCGGGCGCTCATGGCCGCTGAGCTTGTCGTGCTGCGGGCTCAGCGGCAGGCCGTGCTCGACCTGTGCGTCAACGGCGGCGACTGGAAGGACGACGGCTGCTACTGGCTCCGGGCTGACGCTGTCCTGGTCGCGTTGGGGGCTTCGTCGTGACCACTGAGCAGCCGACACCCAAGGGCCACCTGATCACCTACTCCGACGCTGAGCTAGCTGCGTGGCGTGGCGCTGCGGGGGTCCGTCATGGCCGTGAGCATGACGGCTGGTTCTCCGAGTGCACCGACCCGGACTGTGTGGCCGCGTGGGCTGCGACTCGACACGGCTCGATGCGGCGCGCTGAGCAGCCGACACCCGACGACTACCGGGCAGCGACCGCCATCGCCGAAGCCAGACGGGCAGCGTTCGCCGTCCACAACGAGTTGACCCAGTACGGCGCGAGCCTCACCGCTAGGGAGATCATCGACAACACTCTCGCTGCTGCGCTGCCTCTCCTGCGGGCACAGATCGCAGACGAGCTGGTCGAGTACGCACGCAACGGCCGGCACCCGTGGTACGGCGCCGAGGAGAGCGCAGTGCTCGGGGCAGCCGACTTCGTGAAGCGGGGAGGTACCGATGCCTGATGGACTGCAGCAGCAGAACCCCGACGGGTCGTGGAGTCCCGCTCAGCCGCTCGGCTGGCAAGGCGGTCTGGACTGGGAAGTCCGCCGACTGCCCAACGGGAAGCGTCGGGCCGAGTTGTACGACGAGGACGTCCTGTGCGTAGTGCTCGAAGGCCGGTCTTGGACGCTGCTCACGCTCCGGATGTGTCGAGCCCAACGGAGGTTCCGGTGACGCCTGACGTCAAGCTCAACGCCGGGGAGGTCGGCCGTGGCTGATCACATGAGTGCCATCAAGGTCATCCGCGAGCAGCACAAGCGGGACCACCCGAACTGCACCTACGGCGACCGGCCGCACTTCGTCCCGCCGTCGCTGAACGAGGTCGGTTTCTACCTGTGTGACCCGCCGGACGATGCGCGTAACCACACCCGCTGCCGCAGGCCGTACGACCACGAACACGCCGCTCACGTAGCTCAGGAGGTCGGCCGTGGCTGATCACAGTAGAGACCGGGTAGAAGCAGCAGCGAAAGCGTGCTTCGAGCATGACCGCGCTGACACGAACTGGAGCGCGACGTATGACGAGATGGCGCGCGCCGACCGCGATCTGTACCTGACCGACGCCCGTAGAGCCATCGCTGCTGCCGATGAGTTCGATCGGGTGGCAGGCGTAGTACGCGTCGACACCAACGACCCGGCCGTGCTCGAAGTCGCGGCCCGGCAGTTGTCGTCCTCGGTGCGAAGTTGGGACTGGGACCACGCCTCCCATGGGGGCGACCGGCAGATGTGGCGTGTGGAAGCGCGCGAATTCCTCGTCGCTTTGGGGGCTGCTGGGGTTGGAGAGCAGCAAGGGGGACAGACGTGAGCGCATGCATCTCGTACAACGGCGAGTTCAGCGAGCATCAGTACGCAGGCAACGTCGACACACCCATCGAGCAGCGGTACGTGTGCGGGCGCTGCTTGGCCCTCGACGACGACGCGATGCTCACGGAGATCGAGCGGTTGGAGGGTGACTTGGCTGTAGCCGTCCACGAGGCGACGACTGCGCGGCGACTACTCCGGATCGCTCGCGCTGCACACGCTGTCGACCATGACCTGCTGGCCGCTGCGTCTGCTGCTCTCGTCGAGATCGCTGCCCCGGTCCAACCAGAGGAGACACAGCAGCATGGCTGAGATCAACTACGACCGAACGATCGGGCTATCGCGGTTCGGCCACTGGCCATGCGACTTCGAACGCCGCTACAACGCGACGAAGCGCGACAACGACCGGCTGACGCGGTTATTGGGTGATCAGCAGCAGGAGCTGGACCGCCGCCGCTGGCTCATCGCCGCACTCGTACAGAAGGCTGGCGGCGCCGTCGCGTTGACCGACCGCGATCAGGCCGACGCTTACGGCCTGTCGCTGGACGTGTACATGGACGGCCGCGACGACACGTTCAACGTCCGGATCGGCAAGCCATCTGACCCTGTGGTTGGACCAGAGGAGACCCCGTGAGCAAACTCGAACACGTCGTCAGCGTCCGATTCACAGCCGAAGAGGTCGACGAACTGCAACGGCTGGCGGCCGGGGAGCCGATCAGCCGGTTCATCCGGCAGCGGGCGCTGGAGGATGCGCGAACCTCCATCGGGCCGTGCGAGATGTGCTCCGAGCCGATCGTCGGCACCGAGTACCGGGTCCGCCACATCCAGGAGCAGCACTGGCATTCACCATTCCACACTGACCGCTGGGTTTATGCGCATGAACGCTGCTACCAGGCGTACCTGACGAGTCTCGGGGCGGTCTCGTGACTGTCCCTGCCGGTGTTGACCCGGGGCTGTGGCAGCAAGCCGTAGAAGCAGCAGCGAAGGACGCGTTCGAGTTCAAGCACTGGGAGATCGAGGCGTACTGGGAGGACGCCGGGGAGTCGGTGAAGCAGGCATGGCGTGACAGCTGTGCCCGTTCCCTCGTCGCTGCGTTGCCGGTGCTACAGCAAGCCACCCGCCAGCAGGCTGCCGACGAAATCGCAGGGCTCGTATCGCCCAACTGCGAACTGCGCTACGACGGCAGCGTGAACCCGATCGCGGCTGCGTGGGTTGAGGGCATCCGCGACGCTCACACCGCCGTATTGGCGCCCGTCGCCGCCCGGGTTGCCCGTGGGGAGACACCGTGAGCCTGGTCAGCCCGTGCCTGTATCCGGGATGCGACGACGGCCACGACCAGCCGGAACTCACCTCGGACTGTGTCTGCAGCGCGTGCCGCCGCCGATACCGCCGCCTGTTGGACTGGATCGTCGAGGACTACGCCACCGTCAAAACCGCCCTACCTGCACCCACCCGGACCAGCAGCAACAGCAAACTGGCCACCACCCGAGCACGATCCTTCGGCCACCCCGCAGAATGGGCATCCGACACAGCTTCATGGATCGCCGACATCCTCGGCTGGGTCGAAGACGGGCTACGCGACGAACTCGGCGACGAACCCCCACTGCACCCCCGAGCGGTCGAAGCCCACCGCGTCGCCGCCGCCTACCACTACCTGACCGTCCGCATGAACGCCTTGTGCACGTACAGCGCGGCCCGCGACACCGCGATCGAGTTGGTCGACCTCCACGCCCAGGTGCGCCGCACGCTCGGCTTGACCCGGTTCACGCAACGCCTCCCAACCCCCTGCCCCAACTGCGACGTCGCCGGCCTCCTGCGGACAACAGGGCGCATCGAATGCGCCAACTGCGCAACGGTGATCAGGGAAGAGCACTACCCGTTCCTCACCCGGCTAGTCATCGATGAACTGATCACCGCCTACGACACGCGGAAGATCACCCTAGAGTTGCCGGTCGGAGTTTGACCTTTATAGTCAAATCAGTGCCAGAGGTACGCCCCGAGCCCGGACCACCTTCTACGTGGCCCGGGCTCGTTCATGCCAGGCCCCCGGAGGAGCGTCGACAATGCCGGAACTGGTCCCCGAAACGTTGGACAACCTGCTGTCGGTCCGTGAGGCCGCCAGCCTCTGCGGTGTCGCCGTCAGCACCGTGCACGGCTGGGCCCACCGCGGCCTGTTGGAACCGTCCGACATCGACCCGTCCGGCCACCGGCTGTACAAGATGATCGACGTGCTCCGCGCGGCCCGCGACACCCGGCAGCGCGCGATCGGTAAGAACCGCCTCGCATGATGGACCCCGGGCCCGGCGCGACACGAGCCCGGGGCGATGATCAAGGTTAGCGGCGCTTGCTACACCAATCTTGGCCGGCCGTCGGGGCGCCCGTAAGGGGTTCGTCTAACGGGCACTGTTGGCGATGCTCCTAAGGGGCGCCTCCACAGCTGCGACACGCGCCCGTTAACACTGCCCGCGAAACTGCCCGGTGACGGGCCGCTAAACGTACACTCAGAGGCATGATGATCGGCTACGCACGCGTCTCCACCGACGAGCAAGACCTCACCATCCAACGTGAGGCCCTCACCCGGCTCGGGGTGGACCCAGACCGCATCTATGTCGACCACGGCCTCACCGGCACCAACCGCGCCCGCCCAGGCCTACGCGAAGCGCTCGCCGCCTGCCGCGAAGGCGACACCCTCGCCGTCACCAAACTCGACCGGCTCGCCCGCTCCGTCCCGGACGCCCGCAACATCGTCGAGGAACTCACCGCAGCCGGCGTCACACTCAACATCGGCGGCTCCCTCCACGACCCCCACGACCCGATCGGGCGGCTGCTGTTCAACGCGCTCGCCATGGTCGCCGAGTTCGAGGCCGACCTGATCCGGATGCGCACCCGAGAGGGCATGCAGCTGGCGAAGGCGAAGGGCCGGCTCCGCGGCAAGCAGCCGAAGCTGCGCCCGGTCCAGGAGAAGCATCTGGTCGACCTGCACCGCGAGGGCCGACACACCACGAGCGAGCTAGCCGAGATGTTCGGCGTGGCCCGCGCCACCGTCTACCGCGCGATGCAACGCGCAGGCTGACACCCGGAGGTGAGCGCCGATGGTCGTCAAGTCTCCTGAGGGCGCGAAGGGCGCAGCCAAGCTCCACGCGTACTGGGTGACCGGACCAGGCTTGGCGCGCTGGGCCGGCTCGCCGCATCCATGGGAAGCGCTGCACCGCGAGTTGGCCCGCTTCATCAGCAACCCGGAGCTGCTTGACGCCACCGTCTCCAAGTGGCACTACGAGGTGTTCCACCAGCACACCGGCTCTGACGTCTACCGCCTCGAGCATGGCGGCAAGATCAGAGGGAAGAAGGTCGGCCCAGGATGAGCGAGCTCACGTTCCCCGTCGACTGCCCGTTGTGCGCGCGGCCGCTGCGCATCCCCTACACCGTGACCGCACCAGCCCCGATACAGGGCATGGCCGGCACCGCCGCTGCCCTGACCGAACTGGGCGCTGTTATCACGTTGGACCGGCCGTACATGGAGCGCCACTGGTGGACGTACCACGGCGGGCCTGACGGCGGCGTGCCGCTGCCGGCGGCTGCCTGATGACTGTTTGTCACCGAGCTCTGCCTCGACGGGTGGCACGACACGCTGCTGCGTCACCCACTGCCCGCATGGTGGAAGCCCGACCTCGCCCGGGCAGGCTGACATAACGTCATGCCACGCGCCCCGAAGAAGTGCGGACGCCTCCACTGTCAGACCCGCGTGGTAGCCCAGACCTACTGCCCCGAGCACACAGCAGAGCAGCGTGCAGCGGGCACGTGGGGACGCGGCAGCACACGCCAGTCACGAACCGAACGCGAGATCGTGCTCGCACGCGACCCGCACTGCCGCATCAACGGACCCAACTGCACCCGCATCAGCACCGAAGACGACCACATCACCCCGCTGTCCCAAGGCGGCGACCTCCACGACCTGGCCAATCGGCAAGGCGCATGCCACAACTGCCACGCCGAGAAGTCACGGGGCGAGGCCCTCCAAGCGCGCGGAATCAAGCCGGGAAAAACGGACCCAGGGGTACAACCCCCCCACCCCCTCACCCCGGACACCACTGCGTTCTGATCATTTCCACCTCTACGGTTCCCGGAGGGTGTCCGGGGGGTGGGTTCGACGCCCTACGCCCGGGCTTTGGGCGGCCACCCGCCAGGGGAGTTCGATCATGCCTGCATACAAGAAGCATCCCTCTACGAGGGCCCGCGCGAATACTGCGTCGAGCGCGGCGACTCTGTCATCGGCCCGCCGGTCAGGCGCGATCAAGAAACTCCCGGATATCCGGGAGTGGTCGCCGTTGACGTTGGCGTGGTGGACGGATCTGTGGCGGTCGCCGATGTCGTCGGAGTACCACGATTCGGATCGGCATCAGATCGTGGTGTTGGCGATGCTGATGGATGACTTTTTCACGGCGGAGTCGCGGACGATGCGGACGACGATCTCGGCGGAGATCCGGCAGCATCGGACTGCGTTCGGGATGACGCCCTACGACCGGCGCAAGCTTGAGTGGACGATTGAGTTGGCGGAGGATTCGAAGGACCGCGGGGCGTCGCGGCGCGCGCGGCAGGGTGTTGAGCAGCCGGCGGCGGACGCTGATCCTCGCAGTATCTTCCGTGCCGTGAGTTAGGGGCCGGCGCCGATGTCGGTGCTGGTTGTCCCGACTTTGGATGAGGAGCCGTGGCCGACGCTCGGGCCGCAGGTCGTGGATCTGTTGGAGGAGCGGTCGATCTTCGGGCCGGGGTCGTTGAAGGGTCAGCCGTACAAGGTTGATTCGGAGTTCCGGGCGTCGCTGTACCGGGCGTATGAGGTGTACCCGCGGGGGCATCAGTGGGCCGGCCGCAGGCGGTTCAAGCGGGTCGGGATTTCGGTCCGGAAGGGCCTGGCGAAGACGGAGAAGCTGGGGCAGGTCGCGTTCGCTGAGCTGCATCCGGACGCCCCGGTGCGGTGCGACGGGTTCGACGCGTCGGGTAACCCGGTCGGCCGGCCGGTGCGGGACCCGTACATTCCGTTGCTCGCGGTCACGGTGGAGCAGGTCGAGGAGTTGGCCTACGGCGCGCTGTACGTGTTCTGCACGGAGGGCCCGGACGCTGACCTGTTCGATGCGACGTTGGATCGGATCGTGCGGCTCGGCCCGACGGGGGCGGCGGACGGGAAGTGTGTGCCGCTGTCGAACTCGCCCGGCGCGCGGGACGGCGCCCGGACCACGTTCCAGGGGTTCGACGAGCCGCACCGCCTGTATCTGCCGAGGCAGGTCAGCGCGCACGAGACGATGGTCGCGAACCTTGAGAAGCGGGTCCTGGAAGACCCGTGGGGCATGTATGTCGGCACCGCGGGGGAGCCGGGGCAGGACAGCGTCGCGGAGGGTTTGCATCACGAGGCGGAGCTGATCCACCGCGGCGAGATCGACGATCCGCAGCTGTTCTACCTTCACCGTGACGCCTCCCCGGGGCACGACCTGGTGAGCATCGAGGGCCGGGTCGCGGCGGTGAAGGAAGCGACCGGGGCGGCCGGCGAGTACGGCCCTGGCCAGTTCTATTCGATCGCGAAGCAGTGGGACCGCCCGAAGGCCGATAAGAACTACCTCGAGCGGGTGTGGCTGAATCGGTGGCTGCGGTCCGGTGCGCAGGCGTTCGACGTGAAACGGTGGGCCGAGCTGGCGGTGGCCGAGCCGATCGCCCCGGGGTCGTTCGTCACCGCCGGATTCGACGGCGCGCGGTTCCGTGACTCCACCGGGATCGTGCTCACCGACATCCCGACTGGGAAGCAGCAGCTGTGGGCGACGTGGGAGCGGCCCGTCGACGTCGAGGTGTGGGAGATCGACGAGGCTGAGGTCACGGCGGCGTTCGAGCAGATCACCCAAACGTTCGACATGTGGGTGTGCTTCGGTGATCCGCCGCACTGGACGGAAACCTACGGCTCGTGGTCTGCGCGGTGGCCGGATCAGTTCGAGGAGTGGTGGACGAACCGGCTCCGGGCCATGGCGATCGCGGTCCGCGAGTATCACGAGGCGATGGATACCCGCAGCGTCACCCACGTCGTCCGCGCAGACGAGCGTGGTGAGGTTCTGGATCTCGACGCGGCGTTCGACCGGCACATCGCCGCGGCGGGACGGAAGAACGTCGAGATCTACGACGACGCCGACAAAGACAAAGGCAGGCGGCTGTTCGTCCTGCAGAAGATCCACCAGGACCGCAAGTTCGACAATGCGATGGCCGGCTGCCTGTCTTGGCAGGCGCGGCTCGAGGCGATCCGCACGAACGCGAAGCCCCGCAAGCAGGCCCAGTTCGTCCCGTACAGAATCAGGTGAGGAGCGCGCGTGGCGATCGACACCAGCGAGCCCTACACCGATGGCTGGTGGCTGAAGCGGCTCTATGACCAGCTGCGGGTGCAGCAGAAGCGGTGCCAGGCGCTGCAGGAGCGGTACGAGGGGAATTCGCCGCTGCCGTTCGTGTCCGACATCCAGCGGTCCGCGGTGAAGTGGTTCGTGGAGAAGTCGCGGACGAACTTCGAGCGGGTCATCGTCAACGCGGTGCTGTCGCGTCTGCGGATCCGGGGCATCCGCACCGCGGTCGACTCCGATGAGGGCGGCGACGCTGACGCGTTCACGACGTGGCGGAAAGCCCGCGGGAAGTTGTGGACCCGCGACGCGCACAAGATGGCGCTCGCGATGTCGCTGTCCTACCTGATCGTCGGGAAGAAGCCCGACGGGTCGCTGCTGGTCACCGCTGAGGACCCGCGGCTGGTCACCGCGATCACCGACCCGGCGGACCCGTACAAGGTTCTCGCGGCGTTGAAGCTGTACCACGACGACACGACTGATGAGGACGTCGCCGTCCTGTATCTGCCGGGCCGGGTGCGGGTCGCGAAGCATCCACGGAAGCGGCGCCCGGGGTCGATGGACCCGCGGTTCAACCCGCAGGCGTTCTTCTGGGATGAGCAGATCCTCGCCAGCCTTGGCGGGGTCGCGTCCGGCAACATCGACGAACTGGTCGATGCCACCAAGGAGGACGGCGCGATCGAGGGTCTGGTGTGTGTCGTGCCGTTCGTCAACGAGGACGGCATGGCCGAGTTCGAGCCGTTCCTGTCGCAGATCGACCGGATAAACCAGCAGATCCTGCAGCGGATGACGATCGCGACGATCCAGGCGTTCAAGCAGCGGGCGTTCAAGGGTCTCCCGAAGACTGACCCCGACACCGGTGAACTGATCGACTATGACTCGATCTTCGTTGCCGACCCGGGCGCGGTGTGGAACATCCCGGAGTCGGCTGAGATCTGGGAGTCGGGGCAGGTCGACCTGTCCGGGATCCTCACCGCGATCCGCGACGATGTGAAAGACCTCTACGGCACGTCCGGCACACCGGCCTACCTCGCGTCGCCGGACGCGGCGAACGCGTCGGCGGAGTCCGCGTCGCTGCAGCGGGAGCAGACCACGTTCAAGGTCGAGGACCGGCAGGACCGGTTCGAGCCCTCCCATGAGCTCGCCGCGCAGTTGATGTTCCGGATGCTCGGCGATGACCAGCGCGCCGAACCGGGCACGATCGAGGTCATCTGGGCGCCGGCGGAACGGTGGTCGATGACCGAACGTGCATCGGCGATCGCCCAGACGAAGGGTGTCGTGCCCCGGTATCAGCAGCTGACCGAGATTTGGGGTATGGACCCGGCGCAGGCTGACCGGGCCATGTCGGAGCTGACCGACGACTTCGTCCTCGACCAGCAGTACGGGCTAGCGAGCGTGACCGCGAATGCCAACCCAGGCGGATGAGCAGGCCGCGGCGCAGGTAGCTGCGCTGGTCGCGGCGCAGGCCGCCGCTCGGGCGGCCCTCACCGGGCAGGCCAAGGCGCTCGCCAGCCAGGCAGCACGGTCGTTCACCGCCTGGTATGACCACGGCCGCATCACCGAATGGGCCACCGACCTCGCGAAACGGCTGCAGGCGTTGCAGCGGGCCCAGGCCCAATCCACCGACGCGTACCTCGCCCGGGCGCTGTCGCTGATGGTCGGCGGCCGGGTCCGCCCGATCGGGCGGGTGAACGTCGCGGACCTCCGCACCGGTATCACCCATGCCGGCGCCTACGGGCGGGCGGCGGACACGTACCGGTGGCAGCAGTCCCAACTCGACGCGTTCGCCCGCAGCCTCGCCACAGCGCTGGTCGACGGGGCCACGGCCCTGGTCGACGGGGCGCCGCTGAACCCCGACGCCCTGATCGTTCCCGGTGACGCGGCGGTCAACCGGGTCACCGCGGTCGCCGACATGGACATGCAACTCGCGGACCGCGCCCAAACCCACCAGGTGCTCACCGAGCATCAGGACCGCCGCGACATCCGCGGGTACCGGCGGGTGATCCACCCCGAACTGTCCAAGGGCGGCACGTGCGGGCTGTGCATCGCTGCATCAGACCGGATCTACCACGTCGAGGATCTGAAAGCGATCCACGGCCGCTGCGAATGCACCGTCCTCCCGATCGTCGGCAGCCTCGACCCGGGGTCAGGGCTGAACAACCTCGACCTGAAGACCCTCTACAACCGGGCCGGCTCAACCGGCGCCGTGGACCTGAAACGCACCCGATACAAGATCGACGAGCATGGTGAGCTCGGACCCGTGCTCACCGATGGGAAGTTCCGCACCGCGAAACAGGCTGAGCGGGCCACCAGACGGCCGGAACCGAAGAGCCTGGAGCGGACCCGGCAAGACATCGAACGGGTCCTTGCTGGCGAACTGAGCGCCCAAGACAAGGCGCACGCGCTCGCCGGGGCTGACCCGAAGAAGTGGAGCCGGTACGCCGACTCCCTCGACGCGCGGATCGCCGACCTGCGACAGCAGCTCGCTGTCGACCTGACCACCGCCGCCTAGGCGGGTTGCACGGAACGCTACGGCCGCGTCCAAGGCCGGATTCACGCCGACGGGCTCACGGGAGAGACACCACATGCATCACGCACTGCACTGCACCCTGCCCACCCATCCCCGCACCGGATTGCATGCTGTCGGGATCGTCAAAGGCCGCCCGGTATGGCCGATCCTCGGGGGTGAGGAAAGCGCGGACGCAGCCGCTCAGGCAGCCGCGGCGAAGGCCGCATCTGACGCTGCAGCCAAAGCCGCAGCCGACGCCGCCTACACACCGCCCGGCAGCCAGGCCGACCTGGACCGGATCATCGAGTCCCGACTCGCCCGCGAGAGGGCGAAATTCGCCGACTACGACGACGTCAAGGCGAAGGCCGCGAAGCACGACGCTCTCGAGGCCGAACTCGCCTCCGATGGCGAGAAAGCCGTGAAGGCCGCCCGCGACGAAGAGAGCGGCAAAGTGCGCGGCGAATGGGCACCCCGCGTCGTGCGCGCCGAGTTCAAAGCCGCCGCGAAGGGCGTCCTGTCCAAGGATCAACTCGACGCCCTGCTGGAGGATCTGGACCTGTCCAAGTACGTCACCGACAAGGGCGACCCGGACGAGGACAAGATCGAGAAGAAGATCGGCGCGTTCTCCGGCAACGGCGGCGGGTCGAAGACCCCGCTCGACCTCGGCCAGGGCAATCGCAAGCCCGCCGCGGACGACCCGGGCGCCCGCGGACGGGCGGAAGCAGAGAAGCGGTACGGCAAACGCACTGCGTGAGCCACGGTCCTGACGCTTCGGACCACCAGATACCCAACGATGAAAGGCATCTCCAATGACTGACATTGCTGTTTACACGCAGTCGCTGCTGCCTGAGAACCTGTCGTGGGACCTCGGCACCGAAGATCAGGGATACGCCATCAACGGCACCCTGGACGTGACGGCGTTCACGCAGGCGCAGCACTTCGCCAACGGGTTCATCCCGTCAGGCGCGGTCCTCGGGCTCGCGTCGGGGCTGCTCGGCCCCTACCTGAACGCGTCGGGCACGCGGCAGACCGCCGCCGGCATCCTCAAGGCTTCGGTGAAAGTCGTCAACGACAACGGCACTCTCAAGGCGAAGGTGGGTGTGGCCCTCTGGGTCGCGTACCGGCCGGTTTCGGTGGCGAAGCTGCCGTTCAACTCCACCAACCAGGCCCTCGGTGGGTATCTCGACGCCCCCGGCCAGGCCGACCTCCCGCTCATCTACTTCGCGGCATAAGGGCCGAGGAAGGAAACGATCATGGCTATCGTCCTCGACGGCCCGATCCTGCCCCGAGATCTGATCGAGTTCGTGCGGCAGGTCCCCCTGCCCGCCGAGCTCGGCGACGGGCTGTCCCAGCTGCTGCCGGACAAGACCGTCGACACGAACCGTGTCGACATGGCGAACTACACCAAGACCGGCCGGGTGGCCCGGTTCCGCATGTTCGACGGGCCGATCCACGTCGCGCAGCGCGACACCGTGTCCGTCAGCCAGGTCAAACTGCCGCCGCTGTCCGACTCACTGTCCATGGGTGAGTTGGAGCGGTTGCAGATCGAGTTCGCCCGCACCGGCGGCACGAACACCGACCAGTTCATCAACGCCATCTACAACGACGCCGAGACGCTGACGCAGAACACTCGGCGGCGCATGGTCCTCGCCAAGGGCGACGTCCTCAACGACGGCAAGTTCACGATGCTGTCCTCGGAAGGATTGCTCGAGGCCGACTTCGGGCTGCCCGCAGGGAACAGTGTCACCGCTGCGACGTTGTGGTCCGACACCACCAACGCCGACCCCGTCAGCGACATCACGGCCTGGGTGCAGTCCTACACCACCACTCTCGGCAACGGGTTCCGGCCGGCGTCGATGACGACGTCGCTGCGGGTGCTGAACTACCTGCTGTCGAACGTGAAGATTCGGCTGCTGTATTCGACGCTCGCGGGTACGCCGTCGCGGCTGACCCCGGCCGCTGTGAACAGCGTCCTCACCGACTACGGCCTGCCGGCGATCGAGCCGGTGTACGACGCGCAGGTCGACGTGGACGGCACTGCGACCCGGGTCACCCCGGACAACAAGGTGTTCTTCACGCCGCCGGACCCGGTGAACAACCTCGGTTTCACCGCGTGGGGGCTCACCGCTACCGGGCTCGAGCTGGTCAGCTCGACTGAGGCAGATCTGTCGTTCGAGAACGCGCCGGGCATCGTCGGTGTCGTCGTCAAGGACGGCCCGCCGTTCCGGCAGTACACGTTCGTCGACGCGGTCGGGATGCCGCTGCTCACCAACCCCCGCGCGTTGCTCGTTGCGACGGTGGCGTGATGGGGCGCCTCGTCAGTTACGTGCACGTGGAAGGCCCGGACGGGATGGTCGCGTTCGGGCCGGACGACGAGGTCCCGGAGTGGGCGGCCCGCAAGATGGGTGCGCACTGCTTCGAGGACGGCGAGCACCCGTACGCGGGTGACGACATGAGCAAGCCGCTCGATGAGCTCACCGTGAAGCAGCTGCGGGCGCGCGCAGATGCGTTCGGCGTCGACCTCGGCGACGCCACCAAGAAGGCTGACATCGTCGCGATGCTCGAAGCCGCGCGGTCGGACGCTCCCGACGGCGGCACGGGCGACGCCGGCTCGCCCGGCGACTGAGGTAGGGGGCCGCCATGTCGAGCAGCGACTATCCGTTCGCTGACCCGGACGACGTCGCCGACATTTGGCGGCCCCTCACCACGGACGAGCGGGTCCGTGTCTCGAACCTGATCGATAAGGCCGCGGCGCGGCTCATCCAGAAGTGCCCATTCGACCTCGATGCGCGGATCGCGTTGTTCCAGGCCGACTCGACGGATCCGGCGGCGCTGGATCCGCTGATCGTCGCTGATGTGGTCGCGACGGTGGTGAAGCGGTTCCTGGTCAACCCGGATGGGTTCGCGTCGGCATCGGAGGCCGCTGGCCCGTTCAGCCGGTCCGGCACCTACGTCAACCGGTATGACAAGACCGGCACCGACGTGCGGGGTTCGCTGCAGGTCACCGAGGCGGACATTGAGCAGTTGCGGCCGGCTGTCCCGGCTACGGTAGCCAGCAGTTTCCGGGTGGGGATACCGCGGCCGAAGATCCTCATCCCGCAGGGTGGGCGGGTTGTCGGCCGGATCCCGATCGGGTTCCCGCCGATCATCATCCCGGATGTCGATCCTGATGCGGGCGCGGAATGAGCTTCCTGTATGGGGAGCCGGTCACGCTGCTGCGCCGTGTGCTTGACCCGACGCCGGACGTGGACGGCAACGACGTCTACCACGACGTGCCGACCGTCGTAACCGGTGCGTTCGACCCGGCGATCGGGTTCGAACGCATCGGCGGCATGGATCAAGTCTCGACGCAGCCGCAGGTGCTCCTCCCCGCCGGCACTGTCGTCGGGTCCGTCGACGCCGTGATGGTCCGGGGGATGCGATATGAGGTCGACGGGGTCGCGAACGTGTGGAATTCGCCTTTCACCGGCTGGACGGCCGGCGTCGTGGTGCCCCTGAAGAGAGTCACAGGATGAGCAACACGTTCAGATGGAACTACGCCGGCGGTCGGGAAATGCTCAACGCGCCGTGGATGGTCGCCGAGATGCACGCTCGAGCGGAACGCGTCAAAGAGGCTGCGATCGGGATCGCTGCCGAGCACGTATCCACAGACGACACATACGGCCATTACATCGACGACTTCGAAGTGGAATCCGGGACCGAAGGCGGCATCCATCACGACCGTGCCTGGGCCCGGGTCACGAACGATAACCGGGTCGCGGTGTGGGTCGAGTTCGGTACCAGCGAAATGGCTGAGCAGGCCGTGCTGCGGCGAGCACTCGACGCGGCCGGCTAGACATGATCTCGGTGGAGAAGGTCACCCGGCAGTGGACCGACGACTACTTCCCCGCTGCGCGGGTGGTGACGGAGACCCCGGCTGATTTCGATGTGTCGGGGAACCTGCCGTTGATCAAGGTGTGGCGGGTCGGCGGCGGGAACCGGCTCATCCTCGACCAGGTCCGCATGTCGGTCGACACGTTCCAACTGTCCCGTGACGACTCCCGCATCCTGGCTGAACAGGTGCGGGATGCGTGGCTGTACAAGCTGTCCGGGGCGAGGACAGGCGGCCTGTACATCAGCAAGGTCGAATGCACCACCGGCCCGATCTGGACGCCCTACGACAACCCAAGCGTGCGCCGTTTCAACGCTTCCTACACCTTGCATGTGAAACCCCTCTAACACCCCAACAACACCCTGCCCGTCCTGGTGGTCTGCGCCCACCTCGTACGGGTCAACACCCAACCCCAAACCCATCCTTGGGAGCGCAGACATGACCAAGAACGTCAACAACGTCCACGCCTACGGCGACATCACCCAGGCCATCTGGACCTCACCGCTGGGCACCGCGAGCCCCGCCACCCCGACCGCCGTATACCCGGCTGGCTGGTCGGAGCTGGGGTGGGTCGACGACGGCGGTGTGACCGAGTCGCAGACCTACCAGGAGACGAAGGTGTACGGCTGGCAGGGCGCCTCGCTGCTGCGGGTGCTGCGCAGCCAGGCTGAGCATTCGTTCAAGTTCAACTGCCTGGAGGAGACCGCCGCCGTGCTGGGGCTGTTCCGGCCAGGGACGACGCAGACGACGACCGGCGCGACCGCCGACGTGCAGACCATCACCATCACGGGCTCCCCGACCGGTGGCACGTTCACGCTCAACAACATCGGTTACGGCGCCGCGTCCTACACCGCCACCTACAACGTGCCTACTGCCACCCTGGCCGCGGCGTTGTCGGCCATCGTCGGCGGCACGGTCACCGTCACCGGCACCGCCGGCACCTCCTACGTGGTCACGTTCCCGTCGACGCTCGGCAACGTCCCGGCCATGAGCGCTGCGTCCGGGCTGACCGGTGGCACCACCCCCACGGTGGCGGTCGTGAACACCACCCCCGGCGTGAACGGCACCACGTCGTGGCCGGTGAAGCCGTTCGTGTCCAGGAACCTGCGCCAGTTCGGTATCGACCTCGTCGACGGGTCAGTCTCGCGACGGTTCCTGGCCCAGTCGGCGGAAGTCACCTCAGCCGGCGACATCGTCTACAAGGCCGACGCCCTCACCGTCTACCAGTTCAACCTCAACGTCTTCGTCGACTCGTCCGGGAACTTCTTCACCGAGCTCACCAACAACCCAGTGGTCGGTTCGGGGCTGTTCACCTAAACGGGTGGGGGCCGGTCGGACGCGCAGACCCCCGGCCCCCACCTCTCATCCCTTCTGCGCACCAGGAAGAGGTAGCTGCGCATGCCCGCACCGAAGAAAACCGTCCCGAAGGCTGAACCGCCTGTTGTGGACGTCGAACTCCCCCCGGTGGACGAGCCGATCCCCGAGGTGGCCGAAGCCGTCGAAGAGAAGCCACCGGTAGTGGCCGAAGCGACCACAGACGAGCCGGTCGACGAACCGAAGAACGACGCCACGCAGGCCGCCGACGAGGCCACCGAAAGCGACGACAAGACCCTCCGGTTCGTGTACAAGACGGAACGGTTCAACATCGACCGCAGCAACATCCGCCGCGCCGCAGTAAGGGCCGGGTGGCAGGTCAACGACGCCGGCCTCATCGTGCAAGGGCTCCTCGGCACGGAGGAGTTCAAGTGGTTCATCCAACGTCACGCTGAGGACGACCTCGACGACCTGCTGATGGGGTTCCTCAGCGCGTATGGGGAGGCGGTGGGGGCCCCAAACTCCCCATCCTAGTCGCGGTGATCGCCGAACATCACCGTCAGGTGGAGTTCGACTTCGCGTGCCGCGGCTGGGATCTCCTCGACTTCTGGCGCGGCGACATGACGTTGCGGGCGCTGTCGGTGCGGGTGGATGGGCTCCGTGAGGACACCACGTCCGCGACGTGGCGGGCCGCTGTCGGCGGCCCCCACGAAAGTGAGCGGGACATTCTCGCCGACATCGCCGACATCCTCGCCTCGGCGAACTGGCAACGCTCCGGCGATAAAGACGCACCCCGCCCACCGGCCCACCCCCGGCCGGGGGATGACCGGCGCCGTAAGGAACTCGACAACAAGATGGGTGCCCGCGCCCGCGCCATGAAAGCCCGACTTCAACGACACCAGGACGGAGGCTGACATGGCGACAGTCGGCTCCGTATCGGTTGAGGTTGTTCCGGACGCTCGCGGGTTCCCTGAGAAGCTCCGCGCGCAGTTGAAGTCCCTCGGGGATCTGAAGGTGAAGATCCGGCCGGATGACGGGTTCGCGAAGGACTTCGAAACTCGGACGTCGCCCGGGATGCGGGCCGCCGGGGACCGGTTCGGGCGGGAAGTATCCGGACGGCTGTCGGCGGCGTTGAGGAACATCCCGGCAGCGAAGATCACCGCCGATTCGACGTCGGCGCAGCGCAGCATCGATCAGATCCGCCGGCAGCTGGAGACGGTCGGTAAGACGTTCGGTGTCCACGTCACCGACAAGGCCGCGTTGGCTGCGATCGACCATCTGAAGGGGAAACTCGACGTCCTGGCGCGGGAATCTCCTGATATCCGGGTGAAGGTCGACGCTAAGGCAGCTCTCGCGGAGATCGCTGCGCTGCAGGGTGAGCTCGGGTTGATCCCCGACGAGGTGAAGAAGTCGCAAAAGGAGTTCAAGCCGCTCCAGACCTCGATCCTCGCGCTAGGCCCTGCGCTGATCCCGATCACGGGCGCGGTCCTCGGCCTAGGCGCTGGGGTGGTGGGGCTCGGCGGCACAGGTGTGCTCGCGTTCAAGGGCATCCAGCGGGAGATGAAAGCCGGCACAGCCACCGGCCTGCAGTACAAGCTTGGCATCAACCAACTGAAGAGCGAGTTCGGTGGCCTGTCGTCGGTCGCGGCGAAAGCTACCTTGCCGGGGTTCCAGGCCGCAGTGGTCACCCTGCATGCCGCGATCCCCGCGTTGAGCAAAGACGTCGGTGTCCTCGGCTCCCAACTCGGCCAGATCGGCGCGAACACCGTCACCGGGCTCGTCAACGGGTTCCGCACCTTCTCCCCGCTGATCAAGCACGCCGGTGAGGACGTCGCGGTCCTGTCGTCGAAGTTCGCGGAATGGTCATCCGGTCCGGGTGGCGCGAAGTTCGCTGACGCGCTCGGCCGGTCCCTGGATCAGGCGTTGCCGGCGCTGGAGGACATCGCTGCGGCGGTCGGTCATGTCGTGGCGGCGTTCGCGCCGGTCGGCGGCACTGTGCTGCACATTGTGGATGGGCTCGCGAAGGCGATAAACGCGATCCCGGTGCCGGTGTTGGAGGCGATCGCGACAACGATCGTCGCTATCAACGCGGCGAAGCTTGTGTCGGCGCCGTTCGATAAGTTCGCGGTGTCGCTCGGGAAGGTCGGCGCAGAAGGTGCCGCAGCCTCCACCGGGTTGGGGAGGTTCGCTGCGTCAGCGGCGGGTGTCGCCCGGTTCGCTGGTACGGCTGCCGCTGCGGGCGTCGCGATCTACGCCGTCGGCACCGCGATCTCGAACTACCTCGAACGCAACAACGCGGCGGCGAAGGCCCTCGACAACGCCAGTAACGCGCAGTCGACGTTCTTCAACGCCCTGACCCGATCCAACGGTGTGATCAACGACGGTGTGAAGTCGACGGTGTCCTACCAGTTGGAGCAGGACAAGCTGGTCGGGAAGGCCGCGAAGGCTGGTATCACCCAGGACCAGTTGACGACCGCGATCACCGGCACCGACGAGCAGTACAACGCCCTGATCGACACGTGGAAGAAGTCGGGTAAGCCGTCCGGGGACACGCTGCTCGCGATGACGTTGCTGCGGCAGGAGTTCACGAAGCAGCAGGCCGCCGCGAAGGGCGCCACCGCAACCCAGCTGGGGTTGTCCGACGCGCAGGCGAAGGCAGCTAAGACAGCGCATCTGACTGCGTATGAGTACCTGAACGCCAGCGACGCGCTGACGAAGGCGAAGGATAAGGACAAGGCCGCCGACGATCTGAAGAAGTTGGAGATCGCCACCAACTTCGAACTGATGGGCACCCAGGACGGGCTCGCGAAGCGGTACGGGATCACCGCGGCGCAGGTGCAGTCCTACGCCGACGTCCTCGGTGTCACGCAGGAGAAAGTGCAGGCCGGCACCGTCTCTGCCGCGAGTTACAGCCACGCTGTGCAACTCATCGCGAACGCCTACAACAACGCTGACCAGTCGGGGAACGCGTTCCTCGGTGCGCTGCAGGCGTTCTCCCAATCGGCTGGCACTGCTGCGGACCGGGCGGCGTTGATAGGCGCCACGCTCCGCGCTGCCAGTGGTGACGCGCTCGGCTACGCCGGCACCCTCAGCAGCGCTGCGGTTGCGCAGAAAACGTTCGTCGACAACATCAAAACCGCCGCATCCCAGGCTGGGAAGGGCGGCGAGTCGACCCAGGCGTACCTGAACTCGATCGTGAACCTGAAAACCGGGGTGATCGACTACAACAACGCCGCTGCCGCCCCTCTCATCACAGGTTTGCAGTCCATTCAGGACGCGCAGATCGCTGCCGCGCAGGCCACCTACCAGCATGAGGTCGCCACCAAGGGCGGCACCGTAGCGGGTGCTGACGCCTACAACCAATATGTGGCTCGCACCGGCCCGCAACTGGTTGACCAGTTGACGAAGTTGGGGTTGAACTCGACCGCGGCGCAGAAACTCGCGAGGGAATATCTCGGTGTTCCGGCGGACGTGAAGACGAAGATCCAGCAGGAAGGCGCCGACCCTGTCATCACCATCCTGAAGCGGATGGAAACGTGGCTGCATGGCATCGCCGACCCGGCGTGGTTGGCTCGGATCAATGCCCAGGACAACGCGTCAGGGGTGATCCATCGGATCCGGGACGCGCTCGCCAGCCTCCCTAGGAGTGTGGGCGTGTCGGTGAACGCGTCCGGGCAGATCGGGGTTGCCGGCGGTGGACGCTACGCCAAAGGCAGCGGCGCGGGTGGGGTCGACGACGGCTGGTTCACCGTCGGTGAAGGCAACCCGAACACGTGGGAGCTCGGCCACAAGCAGGGCTCGGATGTGCAGATCTTCTCCAACGCGCAGTCGAAGGAGATTGCGCCTGGTGCGCAGTTCGGGCAGATGCCGGGCTTCGCGGGCGGCACCGTCGGCGGTATCCAGTACACGACGGATGTCGCCTACCACAATGCGCAGGTCCGGGCGCAGCAGTCCGCGATCGCCGCCCAGTTGCGGGCTGCGACCAGCACCGCGAAGGCGGATAAGGCGCTGGTGATCCGGTTCGACCGCACGGACCTGACCCGGTTCGAGAAGGCGATGAAGGGTGGGTCGGCGGGGATTCTCGCCGCCGCGCGGACGTTCAACGCGGATCTGAAATCCGCCGGCACGGGCGTGGCCGGGTTGGGTGGGCTCGAGTCGAGGCTGGCTGGTTTAGCGAATCGCCGCGACGCCGTGAATACGCGGCTGACGTCCGCTCGGGGGACGTTGTCGGGCCTGCAGCAGCAGTCCGCGCAGGAACAGTCGACCGTCTCTGACCGGGTGTTGGGTGAGTTCAACGTCGCCAGCGCCGGGAACGGGTCGATCGCTGGCATCTTGGCGAACCTGACCCAGAACAAGGACGCTGCGGGGAAATTCGCCGGGAACCTCGGTGCGCTGAAGTCGGTCGGGCTGGACCCGAAACTGCTCGCCCAACTGGGTGAAGCCGGGGTGTCCGGTGGGGGTGTCAACGCGTCGGTCCTCGCCGGTGCGAGCAAGGCGCAGATCGCGCAGATCAACGCCCTGTTCAAGCAGACCGGTACGTTCGCAGGCGCGGCGGGGAAGACCGTCGCGGGGGCCGAGTTCGGCCCGGCTATCACAGCGTGGACGAGGCAGGTCAACGCCCTGACCGCGCAGTCGCATCAGCTCACCAAGCAGATCGACCACCTCGGTGACGTGATCTCCACCCGGGTGGGGCATGCCCTGGACGTTGCCCTGGACAAGGCTGTGAAGAAGCAGGCCGCGCTTGCTCTCGCAGCAAGGCGAGCCCACTGATGTACACGGCCACGGTGCAGTTCGACTGGGCTTGGCTGATCGACCCAGCGAATCCGTCCGTGCAGGTGGTGGCCGGGGTGGGGACGTATACCGGGCAGTTCACCCCCCTGAATCTGTCCGAGCAGATGGAAGGCGAAGTCCGCGCGTACGCCGCCGGCCGGTTCCGGGGAGTCACCGGCCCCGCGGTCGCCCGCACATCCTCCGTGCCGCTGGGGGTGTGCACCGATGCGCAGGTCCGGCAACTCCGCGGATGGAAAGGAACCGTGCTGCTGTTGCGGGACGGGACCGGGCAACGCCAGTTCGGGATGTACCTGTCGATGACCGAATCGTGGTTGACCGGCATCACCGACCCGCCGCTCGCTGACGTCACCCTCGCCTGGCAGGAAACCACCTTTCTCGAGGCCGTCTGATGCAGCTGTTGACGGCGCCGCCCCGGGACGGGTTCACCGCGGCGCAGATCATGGCGCTGCTCGCGACGGAACCGTCGGTGCAGGTCGACGCCGGGCTCGATCTGCTCGCCGCAGACGGCGGGACGCAGCAAGCCGCCACCGGGCAGCCTGTCGTGCTCGACGACCTCAGCGACGTGTTCCGCCGGCCCGGGTCGAGCGTGCAGCGCAACAACGCCGCCACGGTGCACGGCACCTGCACGCTGCAGCTGGATCAGGCCCTGGCGTGGGGGGTGGACCTGGTCCGGCCGTACATGCTGCTCACCGCCCCGAGAGTGGGCACGGCCCGGTTCAACCTGGGCTGCTACCTCGCGACCTCACCCGACCAGACCCTCACCTTCGGGTCGACCTACTCGATCACCGGCTACGACCCGCTGGTGTTCCTGCAAGTCCCTATCGGCGCCACCTACACTGTGGCCGTCGGTGCGAACGTCCTCGCGTCGGTGCAGCAGGCCATCACCGCCGCCGGGTTCGCGTGGGCCGGGGTGCTGATCGCCGACCAGACCAAGGCCGACGCGGTCACCGTCAACGACATGGTCTGGCCGCTGGCGTCCGGGACGATCACCAACTACCTGACCGTCATCAACGACCTGCTCGCGTCGATCGGATATCGCGGGCTGTGGGCCGATGAGAACGGCAACTACCGCGCCGACCGGTACGTGAAACCAGCCGACCGGGCACCGGAGTTCCTGCTCGTCGCCGGCGACACGTTCCTCGCCCGCTCCACCGATCCTGACTGGCAGTCGAAGGTCATCGTCTCGCCGGCCGACCGCCGACGGACCAGGGACACCTACGGGGTGCCGAACTGGTGGAGGTTCATCCAGGACAACCTGCCTTACACCCCGGTCGAGGGCGGCGGGCAGTACACGGTGGACAAGTCGCCGGTCGCGGAACTCTCGGCGGAAACGGTGGGCCGCCTGATCCGGTCCGTGCAGTACCTGCAGGCCACATCCCAGGCCGACCTCGTCACCCAGGGCGACGCGATCGTCACCTCGGACACCACCCTCGCCGAGACGATCCACTTCCCGACGTTCCCGCTGCCGATCGCCGGGCATTACGACGTCGCCACCTACACCGACCCGTACCTCCCCGACGCGGACGAGTTGAAGCAACGCAAGCTGCAAGCCACCGGCTGGAACCTGCCGCTGGACGGCACGGACATGATCTGGGATTGGGAGGCCGTCGCGTGAGTGCCCCCACCAGCGCCCGGGCCCCCGGAGCGTGGTTCGCGACCGTCTACGCGGCCGGCCCCCCCGTCCAGGTGATCCTCGACGGCGACGACACCCCGGCGCCCGCGATCCGCAACGACGGCTACACCGCTGTCGCCGGTGACCGGGTGTTCGTGGTGCAGGTCGGCGCGCAACTGCTGATCGTGTGCAAGGTGACGCAGTGACGCAAACAGTCGCGTTCAACTACACCGGCGCGGCGCAGCCGTTCACCGTCCCGGCCGGGGTCACCTCGATCAGCACCACCGCGAAAGGCGCCGGTGGAGGGGCAGGCACCGCATCGAAAGGCGGCTACGCGGCCGGGGTGCTCGCGGTCACCCCCGGGGAGACGCTGTGGGTGTACGTAGGCGGGTGCGGCAAGTCATCAGGAGGGCCGAACTCCGGCCCGGGCGGCTGGAACGGCGGCGGCACCGGCGGCCACGGCGACAGCCGCGGCGGTTCAGGCGGCGGCGGCGCGTCAGATGTCCGCCAGGGCGGGCAGGCCCTCTCGAACCGGAAGATCGTCGCGGCCGGTGCCGGCGGCGGGATCGGCGGCACAGCTGTCGCCGGCGGTCAGGGCGGCGGCACCACCGGCACCGCTGGCGGGCAAACCGCTGGCGGGTTCGGTGGTGGCGGCGGCACCCCGTCCGCAGGCGGCGCGGCCGGGTCCGGAGCGACCGCCGGGTCGCTGGGGGTGGGGGGCGCTGGCCGTAACCTGTCGCCCGTTTTCGGTGGTGGTGGCGGCGGCGGCGGCTACTACGGTGGCGGCGGTGGCGGCTACACCACGACCACTGGCGCGAACTACGGCGGCGGGGGTGGTGGCTCCTCCTACATCGGTGGTGTCACCTCCGGTGTAACCACGGCAGGGACTGGCTCGCTGGTCGCGGTGAACGGTGTCATCACGTTCACGTTCAACGTCCCCCCGAACACCCCGACACCGACAGCGCCGCCCACGAATGGCGCCGTCGACGCCACTGTCGCGCCTACGTTGTCGTGGCAGTTCTCCGACCCCGATCCGTCCGATTCGCAGTCCTCAGCGGACGTGCAGTACCGGGCGATCGGCGACAGCTTCACCGTCGTGACCGGCGCCGCATCCTCGGCCGGCACCTACACGCTCCCGGGCCCGCTGGTCGCGGGCACCACCTACGAGTGGCAGGTCCGCACCTACGACCAGACCGGCGCCGTCTCCAACTGGTCAGCGTCGTCGTTCTTCACCCCCCGCACCCCGCCAGCCGCGCCCGGGATCGTGGCGCCGGCCGCGGGCGCTGCTGCCATCGCCGACCCAACCACCTACCAGTGGACGCCGTCCGGTGCGCAGTCGGCCTATGAGCTGGTCCTGTGCGCCGACAACGCCGGAGCGCCTGACCTCACCACGATCTACAGCGACACCGTGGTCCCCGGCGCCACGACGTCGGCCACGGTCGCGTTGCAGGCCAACGGCGTCGCGCAGGCCGGCCTGTTCCACGTCCTCGTCCGCACCTACACCTACCCCGGCGTGTGGTCCCCGTACACCGACTGGGGTACGCAGCTCCTCAACCTCAACGCGCCCGGCGTGCCGACGCTGCTGCTGATCCCCG